TCGGTCGGTCGGTCGGTCGGTCGGTCGGTCGGTCGGTCGGTCAAGGCTGCCTGATTCTATTAGACTTGTCAAGTACTTTCTTGCACCGTACACACATTCGCTGACTTCCTTTGAAAACATTGGGTATCCGTACTTTTTGATAACCTGGACTAGATCCATTTTCGGTTTGACTATCGTCACGTTATCGTGTTGCATGACGAATTTCCGTATCTCAGGATATTCCAATCTAGTATCAACAAATACCGCAGGAACATCTGGATACATCTCTCTGACAAGATGAAGCAATACGGTCGAATCTTTACCACCTGAGAACGACACATAAACGTTTCCATCGTAGTGTTCGTACCATTCTTCTATCCTGCGCTGAGTCATTTTTATTTTGTCTTTCAAAGGCAATGACTGCATCTGTTGCAGATCGCCTAACGAATGTTTTGCCATCACATCACCTCAACCACTGGTGGTAATCCGTTCTTTGCTCTCATCTGGTTGAAACACGCAATCGATGCGCCGTACTGTTTTGCAGCACCTCTCCTAGCTTCAAGATCGTGAACTAAATTGAGAACCATCGATACCAGATAAGGATCCCTTGCATATTTTTCGCCAAGCTGATTACACCTATTGATTACATGTGTCCAGTAAGCTTCATTGTCTTCTGGAGTACCGATTTCCTTCCGCAGATTCCAATACTCTGCCATGAAAGCAGACTCCATCGCTTTACGCTGTTCATCTATCTGAGCCATGATTACCACCTCAATCGAATACTGGATCTTCACCCTTTGGCAAAGGTGTAAATCCATCAGATTTATCCCATCCGTAGATTTTGTTTTCTGTTGGATCGTTCTTTAATCTCTTGGTTTCTACTTCATACCACAGCGGAATGAAGATGTCCTGGTTGCCACCATCACGATCTTTTGCGATCTCGATTACGTTTGTGGCCTGATATAAAGGATTATCATCTCGCCATCCAAACATCGCTTTCGAAAGCCTCTGGAAGTCATTGTTATTCCTGTGAATGATGAATGCATTGTCAACAGCATTGCCAAGATCCGCAGTGCCGGAAATGTCATCCAGGCGAAGGAATCCAAGACTTTTTCGTGGATGCGCTACAAACAGGATGTGGATGCCAAGCTTTTCTGCCATCTCATGAAGCGACCAGACGAAAGCTGTCTGTGCTTCAAACTTATTGTCAGATAAACCTGTGATATTGAATGCCATTAAGTTATCCAGGATAAGAAGCTCCAAATGGTCGCTCTCGACCTTCTTCTGGAATTCTTCCTTAACCGCCATATAGTCATTGCCATACTCATTGTTATACAGAAAGAAGTTTTGACCCATCCATTCTGCGATCTGTCTTTGTGTATCACGGTTCACGTTATACCAGTTTGCGTACTGTGTAGGCTCTACATGACCTTTGCCGGCAGCTTGCAGATTTGTCCAGCGCATATAATTCTTGGCAGATAACTCTCCAGAAAACACACCGACCTTATTGCCGTTATTGCAACACTCCAAAGCAATCCCAGACAGCCATGTAGACTTTGCTGAACCTCTAAGTCCAGACAGAACACTTACGGTTCCTCGCTTTAGTCCACGGAGCCTTTTGTCGAGATTCGTAGTTCCGGTTCTGATAAATGACTCCTCTTCTTTTGGCATATCGATAATCTGTTTTGCTGTCATGAAGACCGGCAGACCTTCTTTAGGCTGGATTTTTTTGAACTCCTTCTGAGGCTTTGATTTCGAATAAATCCGCTCCTCATAATCCATCTGCTTTTTTTCATAGGCATCAGGCTCAAACAGGACTCGCACATCTCGCCATTTTTTGTCAGAACAGCTGTTATGGAAACAGTGAAATCCTATCCTTCCATCTGCACTTTGAAAGATGACCGCATCCTTACCTTTGTGGTTTGTATCGAATGGGCAGTGATCCAGAATGTACTTGTCCCCACCCGAAAACGAGGATTTCTGATAGCCTACACCATACTTATCCAGCCATTCCTGAAGGTTAAAGTCTCTCGGACGATAATTGTTATATCGCTGTGGCTTCTCTTCCTGCGGATAGTATGTTACAAGCTTTTCAATGTACTTCCGGTCGGTAAACTTTATTACCTCTGGGACCACAAGTATCCGGCTCATTCGATGCCTTGCGAATTCAGAATCAACACCCTTTTGCGCTCTGGTTCCATATAACTTGCAGACCCTGGATGGATTGAAATTTTTCATATCAACATCGATGAAATCATCAGCAAACAACATGTTAAGAGTCTTCAATGACTGTTCCAGTAACTTCTTGTTATCTGGATTGTTTGCCATATGTACCTTGTACAGAAGATGGTATCCATTGCCGCTGAATCCTACGATAGGCTTCTCAAAGCCAACATTATCTAGGAACTGCATGATCTTTCCGCAGAGGATCCTTGCCATCTCTATCTGCTCTTCTGTTGACGATGTTTTTGTCGGCCTTTTGGGATCTAGGTCAATCAAAAACCAGTCATAACCGATTACATCATTGTCACTGGTAGTGGCATCTGCATTCTTGACAAATCTGTTCCTTTGGGACCTTGTGTAGCACTGTTCGTTCAGTGTGTTCAGCGTGATATAGATGTTACAATCACCGAAATCGACAATCTCTGAGAATGCGTTCCATAGGGCATCTGCTGACCGGAAGTAGCCGGAATACATTTTCTTGCTGTTGTATATCAACCTGCATTCAAACAATTGACCTTCCGGCTTCATCACCTGGATGGCTTTGGCAATCTCTATGCCATTTAAAATCTCATCACTCATCATTGCCACCCTTCGGCATCATCAAACAAAGAACATTGATTATCATTGTTGTCATCTGACGATGTGTAATTATCATCTAAGTAGTCAACATATCCTGAGTTAAAGAATGTAGAACCATGCATGATAAATCTGTCTTCATATCCTTTTTCTTTAACAAACATCTTGTATCTTTCGATACATTTAATCATTTGTTCTTTGCCAATCTTAAACAAAACTTTTTTCTTTGATTTTGATACTTTACCTTTTCCTTCTTTTCTAGGATATAGTTTCCATATCTCATCAAAAAAAGATTCATAGTCATTTGACAATTCGTGGTACGATTCGTGGACGATTCGTTCATTCTCATTGTCATTATCATTATTTATGTATTTATCATTTATATGTTCTAAATAATCTTTAATAGTTAAATTAAGATCATCTATGTTATTTAATGAATTAAATACATATGATAATAATGATTTATCTTTAACCATTGATTCTTCTTTAAGCAAACAATCCATTACTGGTTTTCCACCTTTAACAATTGAATGCTTTAGGAAATTCTTAATGGCTATTTCAGATGTTTCTTTTGAGTAACGAATGATGCCGTATTTATTTTCGAACCTATCAAGAAGGACATTTACAGAATCAATCGAATACCCAAGTTCAAAAGCTGCTTTCTTCGGGACCAGTTGATATATTCCAAGTTGTGATGTGTGAGGATTTGTAAGAAGATAAAGCATAAAGTATTTGTCTTCTGGTGAAAAATCATTAACTACTTTTTCGTCTTCCCAAAACCCTGTGCTTACCACTCTTGCATAGTGTTTCATGTCAAACCCCTCATTTCTTCCTGGAACTCTGTCCAGTTTCTGCAAGAGGAGCAAATTGTTTTTATTTCATTGAAATCTGCACCTTTTTCCAGAGCTTCCTTAATGATCAAATACGCTTTTGATTTATTCACATATGTAAAGCGGTTTATAAGGATTTTTCTGAGATAATAAATATTTTTTTGACTCTGATTCATCGGATTTCTTTTGTAAAATGCGATGGCAGAAACCTTTGATATCACTATGTTTACAGAATTTTCTGAACCGTCATAATATTGGAGTAAAGCAACATCAAGAGCATCCAGAAGTTCCAAAATGCTATATGTATTAAGCAATTTTCTTATGTTTTTTCTTCCAACTTCCGTAAGATGATGATTATCTCCGCAGAAATCTTGAATCGTCTTTTCAAATGTATTTATTTCAGATTCCCTAACATTCTTTAAACTGTCTCTCCATTCAAGCATCATCTGGAGTTGTTCGTTTTTTTCTGCCAGATCTTGAATCTGTTTCTGCTGTTTTTGGACTGTAGAATTATCGGAAAGCGTTCTGTCACTTTTGCCCCTATTGCAGTCTTTGCAGGAAGTGATAAGATTAAGAATGTCGTTTCCACCACCCTTTGATATCGGATGGATATGATCCACTTCAAGGATTACTTCTGGTGCAGACCGTCCACAGTACTGGCAAGTAAATTTATCTCTTTTAAATACTTCGAAACGTATTTTCTTTGTCAGTTTCCTTCTCTCAGCCATGCCACGCACCACCTTCCAACAAAGCAACGATCACCGCACCTGCATGTTCCGGTCGGCAGAAGATGAATTCGCATTTATACTTGTACTCCATCGTCATGCAGCTTCTCATGAGTTGAACACCTCGCACAGCGTTCGGAAATGCCTGTTTTCCCTGTCTTCTGATCAACAGGCGAGGATTTATCCACCGATGCAATTCACGCAGTTCTGTGATGCCATCAGCGTTTTCTACGACCACATATAGTTTGATACCATTGTTCATTGCCAGAACACATTCATCTCTAAATCGCGCATGTTGTGGTCCGCAGACGTTTCCACATAACTCTTGGATATCCTTCTTGGAATCCACAGCCACATTGTAGGTTCCCATCAGATCCATCATCTTGACAGGAATGCCTCTTTTTTCTTTTCTGGCGAATACATCAGCGATCTTGTCATTGACAAGAACATAATCACCAACCGGAAGCCTTTGTCGAACGACCTGAATGCCATTCTGCATCCAGTAAGTGTTTTTCATCTTATGCTTTCCAGGTTTATTGTTTACGTCCTCAAGAATCACCATTACCTTTATCACCGTCCTTTTTTAGCTCAGACCAGACATACGTTCTAGGCTTGTATTCCTTATCTTTTTCCAGACGTTCTTCTTCCATCATCTGCTGCTTGACCAATGTTTTTGCAGACTGTATGAACATTTTCGTCCGCTCATTTCTGGAAAACTGGACTACATTTTCTAGTAGTTCCATCTGGTTTTTGGCTTTTCGTCTTTTTATACGGCTTTCATGGATAGCAGTTGCCGTTTTTGCTCTGGACTTGCTATCCGTGTCGAATTCAAGTAGATGCCAGAAGTCCTGATGTTTAGCTTCTTCTTCCCACACTTGATTCTTAGCCGTCTCATATTCTTTTTGGCACGATTTAAGGTAATCGAGAAATTCTTGAATGACTTCGGAAGGTTTCTTATCCTTTGCCATTCAATCACCACCTATCAGGTAAAGGGAATGTCATCACCGCTTCCTGGTGGAATCTGCATCCAAGGCTGTGGTGCATTGGACTGTTGCTGATAGGCTTGTTGTGGCGCATACTGAGGCTGTGCCGGAGCCTGTTGTGGCGCATACTGCTGTGGTGGTGCTTGCTGATACTGAGGCTGTGGCGCATTATACTGTGGCACAGGAGCTGGAGCCGGTGCAGGAGCAGCTGTCTGCTGAGATGCTTTGCTTTCTACGAATTCACAGTTTTCTACGACCACATCTGTTGTGTACACCTTCTGGCCGTCTTTATTGGTGTAGGATCCAGTCTGGATGCGACCTGTGATACCAATCCTCTGCCCTTTGGCGAAATACTTGTTGATGAATTCAGCCGTCTTTCCGAAAGCCACGCAGGAGATGAAGTCTGCGTTCTGGTCGTTCTCACGCTTAAATCTGCGATCAACAGCCACTGTGATCCTTGCGACCTGTGTTTCACCGGCCTGTGTTAATGAAACGTCATTGCAAATGCGCCCGACTATACTCACGATGTTCATGCTTCGTTCTCCTTATTCACAGCTTCTTTCAGGGTTTTACCAGGCTTGATAACCGGAAGAACCTTGCGAGGATAGATCGTTCTGCACTGCCTTGCAGGATTAAATGCTTCTCTTTCTTCTTTTACTTTTGTTTCAAACGTGCAGAAACCGGGAAGCTGCACACGATCACCGGCCACAAGCTGTTCCGTTACGATGTCAATAAATGCATACAGTGTCGGCTCGACCTTATTCATCGGGATCTTGGTTCTTTCGGAAATTGCATGGATAAGTTCGCTTCTTGTCATATTTACACCTCAATTCTTTTATTTTTTTCTGCGACCCAGACCTTAGTGAATGGAAACTCATCTTGCACTTCATTCAAAAACCTGTCTGGATCACCGTTAACCTGTGACAAGTGAATCAGTCCAATCGATTGTAGCTGTTCACTGTAGATGGTTCTCAGGAACCGTTTACATGTCTGAAGCTCCATGTGTCCACAGAGGATATGATTTTTATTCACTTCGGTCATCTCCAGATAATCGATACTATAATTGCATTCGATCATCACATGGTTAATGCCAGCTTTTGACATATCGTATGGACACATTTCAGCATCAGTTATATATAACAGACTGCCGAATTCTGGATGCCGGATTAAAAATCCATCACAATCTGTCTCGTTGTGTGGAACTGAAAATGGAATCACCTCAAATCCACCTATCTTCTGTACCTTCATCCGTTCCATACACAGCACCGGAGTCTCTGCCCTACTTTCTGGTGTCATGTATATCGGGAATCCATACTTCAAATAGTCTTTGACATATTGGACATGATCACTGTGAACGTGGGAAATGATGCAACCACACACGTTTCTCACATTAAAATTTATAGTTTTTAACAATTCCACTGATCTTATCCCACATTCGATCAGCAACCATTCCCTTTTTGTTTGGATAAGGTAACCGTTTCCGTCTGAACCGGAACCCAAAATAGCAATCTGCATATATCATTTTCTCACTTGTCTCTATCTCTATTTCAGACAGTAAATACGTTTTATGGTAGATTTACCTATCAAAAGGTAGTTACGCATTTTCTGTCGGTTTCTAAACCGATGAAATCGAGTTATTTTTGATTCTGCGACTCTCTGTACCGTCTGAGGTTTTCTGCATAAGCTTTTTTCTGCTCTTCAGTCAGCTGTCTGCCTATTCTTTTCTTGTGCCGGAAGCTAATGAATTCTGCCGGACATTCATATGTATTGGACACCAAATCACCTTCGTGCATTTCCTGACTGATAAATCTCCATCCGCAGTCTTCTTTGACATACTTATCCAGTTTCGTAATTAACCGTTCATCACTGGTGTAGACACTAGCTGTCTTGTCTAAACGACCGATATTGATGACGGTTTCACGTTCTTCAAGTGCCGGCCTCATGACATCACCTCTGCTTCCCCTTCAATAAGGAATGGTGTCGAGTTTTCCTGCTCTGCGATCTCTTCTCTGGAAACCTTATAGACTTCATCCATCTGGATCATTGACTGGTTCGCCAAAGTACTCATATCCTTCGGGAATCTACGGATAGCATTGTTCCGCATCTTCCTTATGATCATTGACTCGGAAGAATCCAACCAGGCTGCGGAGATGTAAGGCTTTGCCACCTCGCACTTGAGCATGTCATCTACGGTTTCGCACTGCCTGAGAGCTTCGTAGATTTCCTCTTTCTTTGCTTTTATCTTCTGGATCTGCTCTGCTGTGGCATCGTACCTGCTCTTACAGATACCAAATGTTTCATTCATCAGGTTCTGCCGGATGTGCGCCATCAGATTGACCTTTACGCTGTCACGTTCAGCGATCAGATAATCTTCTCCGTCTTTCCCTTTAAGCTTCACAGGATAAACGACTCTGATCACTTTACTGGATGTTCCTTTCGGCTCCCAGACAGGCGGTTCGACAGCAAGTCCTTTACGTTTCGGGAATTCAAACACATCCCCCTCGCAGACTTCCCAGACCGGATAAACCTTCTGGACGTTCACTCCGAAATTTCTGAGAAGTGCATCGTATCCAGATCCCATGATGCCCATCTCTACTTCCTTTACCCAGTTAGTTCCAATCTTCTTATTCCGAAGCTGGAAGAAAACCTCTGCCGGAAATGATGTGGCTGACAGTTTAAGGGAAGCGCATCTAAGGACAATGTCTCTCAGATTTGATGTGTCAACCTGTGATAAATCAGCTTTGTCTGTGTTCTGGACAAGCTGATAAATGGCTCCCATCGCATCGACAGCACACTTCTTGGAATAATCGTCAAACTCGATCATTCCAGAATCAAACTTGGCTGAAACCTCGTTCAAGGCCCAGTTCGTCCAGCCGCCCAAATTTGTTGTGGATGTGATCTGTATTTCGTTCTTTTCCATTTAATACCTCACTATTCTTGTGATTTATTTATAGGTTCTGGCCACTTAAAAACTTCATCAAATACATCCAATACATCAACAGCACTTACGACATCTTTTGCTCCAAGAGTTTCATAGAATTGTAATCTTCTATCGTATTTTGGAGCGAGTTTAGCCATTCCGAATTTTTGAAGTATTGATCTTGGTGTCAATAAACCATGACATTTTTTGCAAACAACGATCATGTTTTCTTCACAATCCAGTTCTGGAATATTTATCCTATCGTCAACTATTTTTAAAACTGCAATTGGAATAATATGATGCACCTCAAGCGTCCTTTTGCTTCCACATAACTCACATTGTTTTATTTCTGCTAATAGATTATTGTTTATATTTTTATTTCTCATTGTTTTTAAAAATCACAATAGAATCTAACATCACATACTCGTTGTTGTATTGACCTTCTAACCGGCATTTATCTATGGCATCTTCTAGGCTTGCAGCACTATATGTTTTTATGCGGTATTGACAATCACACCATCCACAAGCGTAATAATGAATTTCATATTTGTTATGCGTATTTTTTATTTGTATCAACTCCTCGTATATTTGAACTGCCAGACTCTTGTCGGCATTAACTCCGTATCATCGCCTCTTTCGGCAAAGAACCTGCGCATCGCAGCAGACAGCTTTCCGGTCTTGTAGTATGCTCTTTTTCTGGTACCTTTCTTGCCATCGCTACTGATTCTGGCATACTCAATTGTGGTTACTGTCTCGATTTTCTTCGTTTTTGTTGCGCCCATGTTGTACCTCTCTTTATTCCACCTGCGTTGGTTTTCTTGTATATCTGGATGTACAGTTTCGTTTTATCTGGTCCGTCTGGATGGTCATGAATCCATTCTTCCTCGCACCAGTACCGACCGTATAGATCTCCATCAACGATAATGTTGATACCACCGGTCATCTTCTTTGATGTGCTTAATACTTCCATCTCTGCCAGATTGATTTTCTTTAGAAGACTAAGCATCCGCTTTGCGGTTACAATGTCCTGATATGAACGATCAACCTGCACTCTTCTGGTAGATGATGTTTCCAGGATTGTTTTCCTGTTCAGCAACTCTTCGTGTAATTGCTGTGTTTCTTCCAAGATGCTCTTGCCTATCTGTTTGAAATCATCGTGTATATACGGCAGATTTTCCTTTAGCCAGCCACTGGTGGCGATGAGAAAGAACCCACAGCCACCAGAGCATCCTATACAGACTTTTGTCTTGTCATCGTTTATACCGTTGACGTAATCTAGAAGAGTCATGGCGATACAACCAGCTTCGGATCGTCCGTTACCTTCAAAAGGATTAACTGGCAATCCATCTTCGGAAGGTTGAAATCATTGACTGACTCTGCATTGTCGATAAACAACGGAGCTGTCACTCCAAGTTTTTTGGAGAAGGTTTTTATGATGTCCATTGCGCATACGATCCTGTGACCAGAATTCATATCCCGATATTTCACACCATTTAGCGAGATCTCACACTCTTCCGTAATCCCACCGTTAATCTGCTGATTAAAAAGTGAGAAGTTGGTTACTTCGAAGCATGATGTAATCTTTTTCGACAGAAGCTCCGATTTCTGGATGCTGAATTCTTCCAGAGTAATAAGCTTTTGTTCTGTATAAGCGATCTTCTGCCCAACGGTACGCTGTTCTTCTTCCAGTTCCTCTATACGATGCGCTATGTCAGCATTCGTTGCTTTGATGGCATCAATCTCGGCTATCTGTTGCCGTACCGCATTCAGTTTTCCTTTAGTGCCGTTAATCTGGAGATTCATCTCATCGATCTTCCAGGAGACTTCCTTGCTGGCACTGATTTTCTCCACGATGGATTCCAGTTCCTGATGCAGTGCAATCATCTTTTCATCTGCATTGATATCCAAGTCAGGTCCGTATGCTTCATAAGCCTCATTGGCAGACCGCATCTCTGCTTTGGCTTTCTCAGATTCCTCTTCCAGAAGAGCAAGCGATATTTTTGCTTTTTCAAGATCCTGCTCGATGGAAGTAATGGAATTTTTAATTTCCCAACCTTTTGCTTTATGTGTTTCAAGATCCTGTTTTTTGAGATTTTCAAAGGCAGACTTTATTCTGGTGATCTCAGACTTCGGAAGCATCTGACCGCACGATTTACATACGGTCTGGCTTTCGTCAAACTCTCGACCGGCAGCTGCTTTGTATGCCTGTCCTTCCGAATTAAGGCTTTCTCTCAGGACGGCAATCTTATTTGTATAGATGTCCACCTCTCCCTGGCATCTGGCACGTTTACGGTCGATATCCGAAAATGCAGTTTTCTTCTCGGAATAGATGCCATAAAGCCTATCCTTCTCGGATCTGCGCTTTGCAGACTCTTCCAAAATCTTGGCATTGATTTCATTCTGGATTTCAAGCTGTCTCTTGCGCAGTTCTGCCTCGGAAGAATCTGCCTTGAGAGCATCCATCTTCGCTGACAGTTCCGAAAGCTCTGCATCGAGATCCGCTTCATGATTGCGTAATTCTTCTGCGTCAGGCACTTCTCTGACCTGTTTGGAAACCTCGTCAACTCTTACCGGAAGTTCCTTCTGGAGTTTATTGAGATCACGCAGTTCACGTTTTGCCTTTTCGGTGGATTTTTCCACACCGGCATTCAGAACATCTTCCCTGATGATTTCCCATCTGGTCGGATCGCTGTTAAGCACATCCTCATCGGTCACATCACCGCAAAACTTTAACAGCAGTGCTTTCTTTTCCTGCCATTTCAGACCGGAGAAGTACCGAAGGTCCGCAATCAGACGGAAGGTTTCCTCTGGAAGGATCTCAGCGACCTTTGCTTTGTATTCTTTTTCGCTCTGGGGAAATCCGTTGATTTCAAACGCATTCGTGTTTCCTTCGAATGTCGGAGAAGTACTTCCTCTGCGCTTCGTCCACTTCTGCTTCTGGGTCTTTTTGAGAATGGTTTCTTTCCCATCTACATCCAGGACGGCTTCTACGGAGATCTCAACGTTATCAATCTCTTTGCCGTCTGAACCAACAGGACGGATGCCAAAAGATGTGGCTCCTTGACTATCCTTGTTGAACAGGAGCCACAGAAACGCATCCAGAATACTCGTTTTGCCAGATGCGTTCTGACCGGAGATGGTGGTTACATCTCCAAAAGAAATGTCTGAAGATTTGCATCCTTTGAAGTTACGGATGCTTAATGATTTCAAGATAATGTTTGACATTATTTTTCTCCTCATTTATACTGAAGATGCCCGTTTTTGTTATATTTGTGGGTTTTCATAGTATGGATGTCTCATGGATCCCTCTATCTATGGGACATCTTTTAATTTGCGATTTTCATAAGGAAATCCCTTATGACTTTCTCGACATCAATGAGGTCCTTGTACTTCTTCTGGAACATCTCCAGTTCCTTGTAAGCGTTTTCAAGTACCTTGTTCTTTGTGTCTTCATCCGAAAGAGCAACGGTGATAGGTCTGTACTTGGCCTTATCGTTGCGATCATTGACAGAAACAAATGCTCTGACAGGTTCTGTCGGATATTCTTTCGAATCATCAACGGAAACGCATACCAGGTTCCCGATGATCATTTTGCTCTGGTGCAGACGATATCTCTCGGCTGCTTTGCCATCATCCCATTCATAACAAGAATGAAGTACCGCATCTTCCGGTCTTGAATCGTCCAGAAGAATCTGAGGAGTTACCTCTCCATAAATCTCATCCAAATGTTCTATGTGTTCTCCTGCTGTCTGTGCCGATACTTTGTATATCGGTGTCTTCCAATCGTAAACCATATTGATTCTCCTCTCTTTTTGATTGGTGAAAGTTACATGCCTGCCATACCATACCCTGCCCTGCCACACCGCACCTCACCAGACCGCACCGTGCCTTGCCTGCCGCACCCCACCTTGCCTAACCTCGCCTCACCTTGCCTCACCTTGCCTTGCCTGCCACGAACAAGCCAAGCCTAACCTTGCCATACCCCACCTCAACTCACCAAAACACACCGCTCCACACCTTGCCTGCCTTACCACGCCTCACCGCACCGAACCGCACCATGCCTTGCCATACCAAACCTGACCTGCCACACCCAACCACTACCTACCGAACCGTACCGCACCATGCCAAACCAAAACCCACCATACCTGCCGTGATTATGCGTTGCTCAGTTCAAGATGATATCTTCCGAAATCTCCATCTTTCTCCGGCCTCCACTCACCGATACCGCAAACAAGACCACCGGCATCGATGCAGTTCAGAATCTGCTCGATTGTCATATTTCCGTTCTCGTTGTATTCCATCAAAAATTCAATACTCCAGTTGCGGAATTCTCCACGATACCGCAGGTCGGCAGAACCGTTTCCGATGCGAACCATATCCTCACGCATGATTGGTGGATCGCTGATGATCTCTGCCATGTCACCATATGATGTTCTCAGGAAGTAAGAACCACGAAGTCCCATCTGATCTTTGACCCACTTCTGTCTGTACGCTGCACTGTTGGCAGCCTGTTTGATTCCTGTCAGCGGAAATCCGAATTTTGCACCGTTCTCAATGGCTTTCTGGAACTCTTCTGGTGTAGACTTGGGTTTATCTGTCAGCCAGTACATGGACTGAACGAAATCATCAAACGGATCCTTGGGGTCTTTTGCTTTGGTCTTCGTTTCGTTCGTCTGATTATCAATCATAATTTTTTTGGCTTTCTCGCTCCAGGCATGTACGATCAGTGGAGTATCTCCAACAATCTTAAGCGGGATGATTTTCATTCTTCTGGATTTGATCTCTACTAAAGTTGCTGCTGACGATTTTGCTGCTTTTGCCATTGATTTCCTCTCTTTCTAGTGCTATACTGCACTTGTAGGCATAATTAGTTGTTATGTTTATACTTGCTGTGTCCTGATGCTCTCGCCAAAGTCCATCAGGGCATTTTTCTTTCTCCAAACATGAAGTCTCGGTTTCTCTGCTTGCGGTATTCCTCATAATCGATGACCTCTTCTTCCTGGTCTTCTTTTGTTTCCAATCTCTCATCGTTCCATCGGAAGAAAGTCTCCATCGCAAAAGCGACAGTAATTCCAATAATGACTCGATGAAACCATGTCACATCGATCCAGACACTTGACGCAGCAGCCAAAATGCCGATAACAACATCAGCCACATGCCGTGACCGAATTCTTGTGAGTTTTTCTAGTATTCTTCCCCTCATTTTTCTTCCCCCACATTCTTAGTGTTCAAGATAGTATTGGTAGTCCTCAACTATCTCTTTTCCCTGGCAACGAGACGGATCGTAGTTATCGTCCCAGTCATACTGGTCAATGCCGTACTCTTCCATTAACCAATCAAAAAATGTCATTTTCTCTGCTACCATTTTTCCAACCTCTCTTTCAGAACTTGCAGGACAATGTCCTTTATCTGTTCTTTGTCTGTTACTTCCGGCACTATATCCCACTGGTTGAGTGCCAGTTGCTTGATAATGATTTCTGGCTGATATTCTGGAACATGTTTTCTCATGCTCCGGTGCTGAAGGAGTCTTCTGTTACTTATGTAGTGAATAAATGCTGGGAGAAAAACTCTTGTTACACCGTCTTCCACCACTGCACTCTTTCCATATAGAAGATTTTCGTTCTTGAGTTCTTCGATGCGTCTACGGACAGTGATCTCAGACATTTCGAATTTCTCTGCCAGGGACTTTGCCGACATATACATTTTCCTCACCTCGGTTTAACGCTTTAAACTATTTAGGCAAAAAAATATATACCAGCTTCAGTAATTGGAATTTCAAGTGCATTGCACCATTGCACTATATCTTCCTGGTCGAACTGTACCCAACCATTCATCTTTTTGGATACAGAAACATCGGAAATTCCAAGGAATTCTGCGAATTTACCCTGAGAGCCAAATCGCTCTATGATCCTTCCTCGTAATTTGTCATATGTGTATCCAGCCATTATGTCACCCCTTTCTACGGTATTATGTAAATCATCCGTGTTTCTGATATGTAGTTTAACACTTTAAACCTACTATGTCAACACGTTTTTTCAAAAACGTTAAACTTTTTTTCTTTTGCTGTTGATTGTTTTAAACCGATGGTTTATAATGGGTATACAATATAATATGAAGGGAGGCTTATTGTTTTGAAGACAGAAAGCGGTCCAGAATTAAGGGAAATATCTCAGAACAGAATAAAGCAATTGATTGACGAACTTGCGAATGGTAGCCAGCAAGAATTTTCCGAACAGACAGGTGTAGCAAAAGCATCTATATCTCAGTATGTCAACAAAACAAATGCTCCCGGAAACATCACTGCAGCCAAGATTGGTCAGAAGTATGGAATAAATCCGCTATGGATAATGGGATTTCCTGTTCCAAAAACCACCACAGATAATTCTGCTATTATCAATTTGCCAAATAAAAATAAAGATATCACTCTCACAAATCAGGAAATAGATTTGATTGAACGTTACCGCACCCTTGATGAGTACGGTCTTAAGATGATTATTACTGTTTTAGATATGGAATGCGAAAGATGTGAAGACGAAAACAATAGCACAATTTTCTTGCAACAGGAAGAAATCGAAAGTCTTCCGTTCAGAGATAGATTAGAAGCAATTAAGAACAGTGATGGATTCGGTGTCAAAGTTGCCAGAAAAAGTACAAGGGGGAATCAAAAATGAAGAAAAAACTCATGGCTCTAATTTGTTGTCTTGTAATTACCACATCATGTGCTGCATATGCAGAAGAAACCACTACGGACCAAACTGAAACTACTGACGAAAACAATGCCACATTATCGGACGAAGACTACAAAGCACAATGCCAAGAAACCTGGTACGATGACATTATTTTCGGTGACAGAAAAGACTTGACAGATACATATGTGAAACTTGATTTGTTTGTAGAAGAGATCCGAATCTTTGATGCATTTGGATTGGATTACACAACAGAACAGTTGTTTAAAGATTATGACTTAGACCGTACTTTTTTCAGATGCGGTGTCAAACGTGATGCAGAAACATGGAGTTATGTTGGACAGACGATTGATATGTTGATAAGTAATAGTGTTTATGGAGAAACAGACGTTTCAAACATTCATGCTGGTGACCATTTAACAGTTTATTGCAAGGTTATTAGTTGCTTGTATGATGCATGGAACGGATATAATTCAGTATATGTATTGCCAAGAATAATTGAAAACAGAGGACAATAATGAGGTGAAATCATGGCCAGAATAAAATGTCCAAACATATTATGCCGTAGTGCAGATGTTTCTTTAATCGGTGAGAAGACAAAAACAAAACTTAATCTAAATCCTTTAAAACCATTTACTATAACCACAACCAAGCCAACAGGATCTCAAACGTTCAAATGTAATAAATGCGGTAAAGTTTTTAAGGCGAGGATATAATGTACGAATCAGAAGTTTTGGAAGTATATAAATTTAGCGATACAACATCTTTACCAGTCGATTGCAAAAAGATAGCTGACTCGATTGGATACAAAATAAAAACGTATCAATCCGCAGCATTATCAATCGAACATCTTTCCAGAATGATGCGTGTATCAAAGGATGCGTATGTGGAGAGGATCAGAAAATCAATTTATTACAACGAGAATATAAGTAATAATTGTCGAATCAGATTCTCCCTTGCTCACGAACTTGGGCATGTAATCATGCTTACGGACAGTGAAGACGTTGCTGATATTTTTGCTTCCAATCTTCTTGCTCCAAGACCGATTGTATTTGCCCTACAACTGCGTACTGCGGTTCAGATTGCAGAAGTATTCAATATATCAATAACATCGGCAAACAAGGTTATCATGGACATGCATCGACATGGATTTTACAATCCTGGTAAGGCTGGCAACGAAATGATTGACTATTTCGGTTTAAGAGAATCCTGTCCATCTTTGGATAACATCTGGAACAGAATAAGGATGGTGAGATAGATGTGGGTAGAGAGGAAGAAGGACGGCAAGCTTCTTGCCAAGGAGCGTTATATCGACCCATTAACAGGCAAAACGAAGCGAGTGGCAATTTCTATCGACCGTGACACAAAAGCCTGTAGAAAGACCGCTCAGAGCCTTCTGGAAGCAAAAATAGAATCTCTGCTGTCTGTGCAGGACGATGCGAACATTACTTTGAAGGAATTGTCCGAAAAATACATCGAACGGCAGATGAAAAGCACTAGATCTCAGACATGGAGAAGAGATAAGTCTGTCATCGGTGTAGTTGTTCAGTTGCTAGGCGAAGATACGCTTGCGAATAAAGTGACCGCACGCTACGTTGATGAGACTTTTAGGTCCACAGGGAAAGAGAATGTAACGCTTAACTCTTACCTGGAACAATTCAAACGGATGTATAAATGGGCATACCGTAATGATTTTGTTAATGACATATCCTTTTTGATAAAGTTGCAGAAATATCCAGATAATAAAAAAGAGCGGATCGAGGATAAGTTTTTATCATCAGATGATCTGTCGAAGCTGTTGTCCAGGATGAAAGTAACCAAATGGAGATTGTTGACTCACTTTCTTGCATTGTCTGGTCTTCGAATTGGAGAAGCTCTTGCTTTACTGAACGAAGATGTGACAGATGTGATTCGTGTCAATAAAACTTATGATGTACATGAAGGAAATGTGACAGACAGTGCCAAAACAGATGCTGGAAACCGTGAAGTTTTCATTCAGCCAGAACTGGCAGACGTTGTGAGTGACATCAGAGCATACATCAGAGAAGAATCGTTCGCCAAAGGATACAGAACGAACATTTTCATTCCTGACGAGGATGGAGACTATGTCAGATATTTCGCTTATAACAAATATCTGAAAGAAAACACACTTGCTGTTCTGGGACGGAAATTGACACCACATGCTCTTCGCCATACTCATGTATCCCTTCTGGCAGAACAAGGATATCCACTGGATGCCATCAGCAGAAGAGTTGGTCATGAAGATAGTAAGATTACAAAAGCGATTTATCTCCATGTTACTGAAAAACAAAAAGAAAAAGACCGTCAGATGATGACGCAGATAAGGCTTTTGAAATAATTTGCCCTACCAAATGCCCCACCAAGAGACGGTCTAAGCCTTGAAACCCTTGATTTTAAAGGGTTTCTTTTATTTTATCAATGCGGCTAACAGGCAGAAAGTTGATAACCAGAGATAACTGTAGAATATCAAATGTGTATTTTAACTGTGTTTTTTGTCTTTTTTGGCTTCAGATGTTATCAGAAGTTATCAAAATTTGCCCCACCATTTGCCCCACCAAAATCAAACACGTTTGATGTATGTGCTGCACACGAAACCGTAATACTTATCGGCAATCTTGACGTAGTACCAGATGATTCCGTTTTTGGCAATCACAGAATCGCAGATAGCGACCAAGTTGTCCTTATTCAGTTTCGGGTAGCTTTTAATTGTTGGATATTCCACTCCTGCCCATGTACGGACATTAAGTGTGGATGCGGTTACTTTTCCGACCCATTTCTGAGCCTTGGAAAGTGCGCCATTGTTGATGACGATTGTAGCACCGGCAGTCGCAGGTTTCGTTGCTGTGGATCCGTCAGAAAGCTCTTCCTTCGGTTTCTCAGGAGCGACCGGAGATTCTGCCTTGTAATACTTCGGTCTGGCATAACCTCTGATGTATCCCCATCCAACAGGAATGGTTCGTCTGGACACTGAGTCTTTGTAGTTTCCTTCGATAGTGGTGATACTGCCGTTTGCCACCTTCTCGACAATGCCGATGTGATCACTGTAGCCATCATTCGGCTGAGTGGAATCATCCCAGTTAAAGACAATGATGTCTCCGGGAAGAGGAGCGATCTTTCCGTCCTCAATCCAGATGCCGGCAGCTTTGAATTTCTTTACATGTTCCTCTACACCGCATTCAGTGCCACCGATGATGTCCACGGCATTCAGTTTGATGAAAATGGCAGACACGCATGTATCGCACCACTGGTCTGTGTACTGCACCTTGTAGCCTCTCGCTCTGGGAGTATATGAATTGTATAGGTCAATAATCATCTTGTGAGTGCCATTGGACTCTTTCCGGCCAAGCCAGCTTTGAGCCACAGAGATGGCATCCTGCGCCGTTACACCCATATGTTTATCCTCTTCTTTCTTATTGTTATTGCTCCAATCTGTGTAGAAGACATCCATGTCCACATTTGTGCTGATGCCGTCTACTTTACCCTTGCTGGAATACTGCCATCCAATACCAAAGGAAGGACGGAGCCTTTCCACGATGATACCTGTGTCGTTGTTTGGATAAGCAGCAAGCCAGAAATCGTACTTGTGACAATCTTCTGGAATCACATTGTTATACCAATCTGTGTTGGAATAGATCCCAAACTTGTATCCGGCTGTTGTGATGACAGACCAGAAGGTTTTAATGATAAGGCCGATGGTTTCCTTCGGAAGTTTCCGCTGTTCTTCCCATTCAAGATCATAGAAGACCGGAAGATCCAGTTTCCGACCGGCAAGCGTAGCGATCACATCGTCAGCTTCTTTCTTGGCTTCCGAAACATTTTTGGCATAGGAAAGCCTATATACACCGACTTTGATTCCATTCTGTTTGCACCCGACATAGTTGTGTTCAAACGAGGAATCCAGACCATAACGCTGTGTAATCCTCAGAACCGCCAACCGGATACCAGCTGCTTTGACTTTTTTCCAGTCAGGCTTTTTATTGTTGGATGAAACGTCAATCCCCTTGTACTCCATCGTCATTCTCCTCGTTATTAAGCTTGTACTGAAGGTTGCTGATGCCCAGGAGCGCACCAAGGAATGTGTCTATGGCCGTGATCGTGTAAACGATCTCTTCCGCATAAGGCCATCCCCATGTAGGGGCCAGAGCGCCGTACAGAGTAGCCAGTGCAGGAAGGACCACCAGAGCGATCCACTTCAGAATGTCGTACACTTTGTTATTAAACTTCATTTCCAGTCTCCTTTCTCCAGCCGTTCATCATAGCCGTGCCGGATGTGCCGGACAGTCGCTTCCGTCTGCCCGTTCTTGAATTTTGGATGTGATTCACAGTAATTGTTGTAGAAGTCGCAGTCACTAATTGCCTGATCCCACGAGTCTTTACTGTGGCGCTTGCCTTCCTGCAGTTCATCCTCGAAGTGTAGGATTCTGACTCTGGTGCTGACAGCAAAGCGCTCGTCGCCCTTGGAATCTACCTGGTCGATCTTTCCGTCCAGTACGGTGATCTTCGTGTCAAGGTTCTTGATTGCAGTCAACATCTCTCTGTTTTTGTCATGCCTGGAGTCATGGCGCTGAATGAGGAACTGAGCGAAGACCAGAAGCGAACCGACCACACCGGAGCTGATGACCGCTATCAGTATTGTTTGTACATCCATTGGAAAATACCTCTCTTTCTTTTTTTTGTATGTAAAAAGAGACAGCCAAAGCTGCCTCTCATAATTTTCAAACTGGTCTAAGTTTTGGGATCTTCATTCGGTCTTTGCCTTCCTGCTGATAGTTTCTGAAAGCGTCTTTCCGATATCTGACAGGCCGTTTTCGTTCGACAAGTAAGAATTCCTCTTGCGGTTTTACATCTTTTTCATGCCTTAACAGTATTACGCTGCCTTCGTCCTTTTTATATATCGGAATAATCAGTGCCTGTGATGGAACCCTGTCTTTATGCTTCTGGGCATAGCTTTGTGCAGATACTTCCGATGCAAAAATCGTTTCTGCATTCTGCACTTTTTTAAAGAACACTCGTCCACGTTTCCCAATAAAAGTATATCTGTCTAATTGAATAACATAACCGATAATCGGAACTTCTGTAAACATTTAGACACCCCCTTTTACGATCCGAAGCACTGTTTGTATTCGTACTGGACTTGCGACATGTCAATGTCCGCATAAATCAATGTGGTGTCGTAATTCACATGGCCAAGAAGTGTTTTAAGTTTATCAATCGACATTCCTCTTGCAAGAGCATGAGTGGCGAATGTGTGTCTAAGAACGTGCGCCGATACATGTGCATCCATTTTTGATCTATAATCGATGCGTCTAATAAGACCACTTATTGCTCCTTTAGTTAGCTTGCTATATGGATAAACATTTGTCTGGAAAACATAGGTTGACGGAACCGGACATACCGCTCGATATCTCAGTAAAGATACTTTTGCTCTGCTGTCGAAACAAGCAGTTCGATACTTACTGCCTTTTCCTAAAACAACGATTTCACGCTTATCCATATCGATGTCTGACCAATTAAGTCCTGCCAGTTCACTAAGTCGCATCCCTGTTGACAGAAGCACATCAACGATTGCACGTTCACGATATGTCTCGCAAGCCTCACGGAAGATTTCTACTTCTTCATCTGACAAAGGTTTTCTTGGTTTGGCAGTGTACTTGATGGGATCTATGTTTCCACAGAAGTTTCTCTCGATGTATCCTTCGTTCGCCGCCCATTGGAGAAAAGTGTTAATCACTATCCTAACCGAATCCAAAGTGCGATTTCCGATTCCGGTTCGCCTTTGATAATCATATAGATAGCGAATCATCATCGATGAATCCATCTGCTCCATTGGTGCAGGTTTGTTCAGAAAGAAATCCATCAGATAACGGTTATACAGTTTCAGTGTCTCCACGGTCCTTCCGGCGATCTTCTTCCAGGCTATGAATAATCCGTAGTATTCTGGAACGAAACTTTCCGCTGGAATCAGGTCTGTGTTCCGTAATTCTACTTCGTAATCTGACACGATTTCCGTCAGAATGATGCGGATGTCATCCAGTTCCTCATTTGTCAGAGAAACCTTTTTCATAATCGCATCCAGAACAGACGCAATCATCTCATTTCTTTTTGACATAAAAATCCCCCCTATTATTGAATTTTCGGAAGGATTATGTTAACATAAACATAACCCATAGTGGTGAGCCGGATATGTTCTTTGGTCGGAGCATCCGGCTCTTTTATTTTTTCTCTTTTTTATCCAGATAATCAATGACTGATTTCTCCACGATTCTGCTCATCGGGATCATTGATCTCTCCGAATATTCCTTCAACCTTTTGTAAAGGTCTTTATCAACAGTAACATCGATACGTATCCTGTTTTTAAGCTGACCACCCATTGCCATCACTCCCTTCTCGTGCTTGTGTATGCTTGTGTATGCATTATAACACACCATGAAAGGATATGCAAGATGGGTTTTCACAACTTACAGTATTGCAGTGTGAGACAAATTACATTAAATAGGCATTTTACGAGGCTTTTTTTCGAAAGAATCCGGTTACTCGTATATCTGTTCCAGCTGGAACCGTTGAACCGTTAGCCATCAGTCTGGTTCCTGATGCGGCCATATATCCATCGCATATAAATTCACCGCTCATCTTCATGATTGTAGTATCGTGTCTGTATAGCGTCGCAGTCGGGAACGTTAAAAACTCGGTATTGCTAGCGATAGCACTGGTAACACGGCAAGATACAGCATAAAAAACCATGTCGCCAATTGTCCACACGCTGTTTGTGTATACAGCTCCTATATAGCTTTGATCAAGCGTACAGACAGCTTCTGAGAACAGCTTGCTATTTAACGTATTAATAGCATTGATCAGCGTCTGGCTGGAACCGGCCACAGTGTAATTCTTCGATGTAATTTTATTCAGAATGGCATCTGCCAAAGCATCGTAGTTTATCTTCTTGGTGTCTTCGGTATCTTCCAGGGCGAACACATCCGTACTGGCAGGAGTGGTTTTTGCGGTAAGCTGTCCTATCGCTTTCATATTTGCCATATGGATCACCTTTTCCTTTCATTATAAAAGGAGCCTGTTTAAGACCCCCTTAGTTTAAAAGTTTTTTCAGTTCTTCGATTTCGGCTTTCAGTCTGCGGATCTCTTTGTCCTGAATGTCGTTGCGTTCCTTCTGCTCGATTATCATGCCCTGATGAACAGATGCTAACAGATGGTAATCATAGTCATCGACCAGACCATCGCCGGTATACTTAACTGCGTTTGGAAAAACTTTCTCGATTTCTTCTGCGATAAGCATCGGCATCTTCACACCGTTCCATTTATGGTCTTCCGGAAGATGACCTTCTTTGTAAGACGCAAGGACAGGTTTGACATTATAGAAGCCTTTCCAATTGTCTGAAGTTAAAGACCCATAAACATCTTTGTATCTAATAGAAGATCCGCTTGATATCGCTACTTTTGACAATCTGTTGTCACTATTCAAGCCAAGATAATACGTTGGTGCGCCGTCAGTCTGCAAATCGGTATAATATATATTTCTTCTGTTGTATGTGATTGATCTTCTTGTGAGCGTTGTGGGATTAGGGTTTTCCTCAAAAACAACATTTTTCTTAAACGTGGTCACACCATCGAAAATAGATTGCTGTTCTGCTGTGAAAGTACCAATTCTTACATTTACGTTTCCGTTCAACAGAATTCCATCACAATTATTGGCTGTTATTGTTAAATATTTTGAGCTACCAGTACCAACTTGGGCAATTAAATCAATAACACCATATGTTTCTTCTGTATAGTTTTCTTTTAATATTCCGGTTATAATACCGTCTTTCAAAGAAAGTGACTCCGTCCCCCAATTTCCATCAGAAGAAATCACAAGACCATTACTGTCAACACACATTATTTGTCTGTTGTTACTACTATAGACAGATATTTTTCCATAACCATCACTTGCGCCACCCAAATTCAAACCATCTGAATCGAATGATGCCGACACAGTCGATCCGCTTTTTAAATAAATACCATTAGAATTAATCAAAACATGCTTTCCGCTTGATGCTGCATCTTCACTAATAACAAGCCCTGTTCCGCTACTCCAATTAAGATAATTAGAAGCTGTTTTTGCAGCATTTGCGCCAACCCCATCAGCGTAAGTTTTGGCATTACTCTCTGCTGAACTCGCCTGACTCGCAGCGTATGATTTTGCATTATTTTCAGCACTACTAGCTTGAGTATCAGCATATGTCTGTGTTGCAGCTGTTGCCCCACCAATTGTAAGTGATGATACTTTAAGAGAAAGAGTTGATCCATCCCATGTAACGCCAGTGCTGTTCGTTCCAAGACCAAATTTACCGTCAGATCCCAAAAAGAACCCCTGATTATTATTGTTATAGGATGACTTACTTCCACTGTAAATAGAGTTCTCTGTGACATGGATATTGCCAATAGTACCACTTTTTGCGGTAAGCGCACCGCTAGAGCTAACTATAAATTTGTTCGAAAGATTAATGCTACCTGCATTTAATGTAATACCACCATTATTCATCGTAATGACGGTATTATTACTCGCATCTTTTAATGCGAAAGTACCATTTGCATTATTTGCACCACCAAGAACCAGTTCCTCGCCTTTCAGCATTGAACATCCTATATAAAAATGTCCTGCTCCATCTGTGTAAATACCTTGGTATGTACCATCAGATAATATTCCAAGTACATCTTCGCCTGTCAGTGCTTCTACATCAATCATGCACTGGATCGTTTCTTTGTCAAGAATTGTAGTTCCAGAATAGTCATACATTTCAATTACAACATAATCCAGAAGCGTCTGTGATGGTGTATAAGTGTATGTCTGTAGTGTTCCAGCATTTACTGCTCTTCTTGTAGTTGCTATACCATTTTTCCACTCAACAACTTTTAATCTCCCTACATATAAAGAAGATGTATCTGTGTTACCATTTGTCTGTTTTAGATTTATGGTTACGCTAGATGGCACATAAACGTTGTTTGTGGATATCTTGAGATTCTTGGTAGACAGTTCCAAATAGAACCTACTTGCTTCTGTTCCTTCCTTAGATTTACTTACCGTAAATCGTCTTACCGCAGTGATTCCTTTATAACTGACCGTGATATCAGCGTATCCGTTATCAACAGTTAAACCGTTTACTTTATACCTCTTTGCCGTAGAGTCCCACGATCCTGTTAATCCAGATGAAACAGAGACAGAATAAGTACAAAGGTCTGTAACGTTTATTTTGCCATAGAATGCCTGAATATATGTGTAACATTGACTATAATCAGGAATGCCACCATTATTCTCAGCAGTGACAGAAACGGTTTCATTTGTAAGAATCAAAACAAGTCCAGCACCTTCGCTTACAATCGGTACAGATTGTTGGTCAAGAACGTTTGTCACACCACCAGCAGCATACATCGTACATCTCACCATGTTGGCTGTCGTGTTAGCACCTAACAGATAAGCTCCTGTCCGTGTGATCAGGTAGTCTGAACCGCCTTTTCGCATTAAAAATGCCCTACTAATATATTCGCAGGACGTTTCGTTTGCAGATGATTGATATACTGTTGTCCATGTGTTTCCGTCTGTAGACTCTTCAATTTTAAATCGTCCCTGATAAGCTTGTCTTGCGCTTCCACCATCAGAGTAATAACCATGGAATGTTACTGACATCGGAGTGATGGAATTATTGTTCTCTCTGGTCATAGAGTTAACAGACGGCTCTACTGTATATACTCTTCCTGGCGCACCAGCCGCACCGGCAGGTCCTTGCGCTCCTGTGGCTCCTGTCTGTCCAGTTACACCTTGCTTGTTTTTAGAAATCGTATATCTCTTTGTTGCGGTAATGGAATTTAAATAAGTAGCCTGAATATCAACCCATCCAGAATCTGTTGATAATCCTGTCACTGTATATGTTCTTGTATTACTGCTCCACGTTCCAGTAACACCGCTGCTTTTCGTAACAGTATAAGTACATGACCCAGAAATGTTTGTGTGACCATAAAAAGCTTGCACAGTTGTTTGTATACCAGAAGGAAATGTAGTGTATTGCCCATTCGCATCTGTTGGAATTGAATCGTAATCATTTGTAAGCACTACGTTTAAAGCTCTGGCAGATTCAGCAAGCGCATACGCTTGATTTGCCCTGGTATCATCCGTATATCCAACACGCTCTTCCCAGTCGGCAGATGCATAAGCCTGTTGACTCGTTTTTGTGTTAACACAAACATAAAGCTTACCAGTGGAAGAATTTGTCCACAGATCACCTTCGTCATATGGTGGAACAGGAGTGGTCACAAAGTGCCGTATTTTTCCATCAGCAGCAGCTAACGCTTCACCAGCAAGTGCAAGTGCTTGTGTCGCTGCCGTGTCTGTGATTACTTGCCACTGCCAAACATTATTATCTTTTACAAAACGATACGACACACCTGTGGAAAGGTTTGTGAACGTGTCACCTTCATGCTCTTGTTTCAGTTCTTCGGTTGTCCATTCAGATGCCGGAAGATTAGAAAGCGTAGGATCATAGTTTTCATACCATGAATCTATGTGACCATCCAACTGTGCTTGCAAGTCTGCTATCTGTCCATCAACCACAACTTTATATGTGTTAATAGCACCGTTAATAGCTTGTGTCAAAGACTGACTTGCCACACCACTGTATCCTTTAATTGTTACACCATCAGAAGAGATCAGCACTTGTTTTGTGTCTTTTGAGGCACTGAAGATTACATTCCCTTGTGAATCATATACGACAAATGTGCCAGCATTGATCCAATCTGCATTTATACCTTCGGCAGCCAGATGTTTAACAACAGCTTCGCCATCTGCTGTGATTCCTGCATTCCATGTTCGTCCACCATCTGTAGATACACTTCTGGTATCTGCTGTTTCTTTCCAGATTCTGGTAGATTCTTCCAGTGTTGGCTTATCATGCTGATATGTAATTATACTTCCGTCTGGCTGTTCTTCCTCAGTGATATAAAAACCACCGGCAGCATCAATTCTTTCGGAAAGTTCTTCAATACCTGCTTCATAAGCAGATTTTTCTTTCTGAATTATACTCCGAAGTTCCACATATGATTTTGTTACTGCCGAATACTTTGTGGCCGAGTTTCTGGCTGGCGGTTCCGCATCACAGGATATTTTTTCATAATCATCAATTCCAAAAGTATAGGATGTCACATAACTGCGATAAACTTTGTTGTCTATCGGTGAGATGAAGTATATCCTGTCACCAGCTTCAATTGTAGGATCTGACAGACAGGAGACTTCCAAAGGACGGAAGGACATTCCGATGCATCTTTCACCAACAAGCGATGCCACAGTACCTTCTGAACCTTCATTAATAAATGGATTGTCTTCTATAGAAAGAATATATCCAGTAGTACCTTCTAAAGCCTTAATAGTTTCATCTTCACGCTTAACAACCACTTGCAGTCCGGTAATGACAACATCGTCCAGCGCAACGGTATGACTGTTGGTATGTTGAATTTTGTGGACTACTGTGTAAATATCATCGCCACTAATAATTTCTTCATCGGTTGCCTCTCCGATTGCGCAAAGAAAATTGCCACTTTTTGTTTGGATAAAATCACTGGCCGATTTAGTAATTAACTTCTCATACACCTGAATAGGTGCTGTGTTATACCAATTCAACACTAACTGACCATTTGTGTTTATCTTTGCCCAACAACACGCAATCTGCGCCACATAGGAAACCACATCCATACAAGACAGCGCATCATCCGCAGGTCGATTAACAACCTGATAACTGCTGTTCGGAAATGCGGTGGTGCTAAGTGTAACTCCGCAAGCCGTACATACGTCATTCAGAATGGTGGCAAGAGTAGCCGGATAAACCGTACCAATATCACTGTACGGCTTATTGAATTTGAACATCTTATCCAGACATTCAAGCGTGACTAGGCTAGAATTCTGCCCAGAAGCTTCTGTGACGGTATAGATACCTTTGTTTACACGCTCTATAGTGCTGTTTGGTAGTTTTATACCCAATTGCACTGTAACGATTGCGTCATCGAATATATAATCGGTGAAATCACCGTATGCGTTATTTAAAGTGATCGTAAGTTTACTGGCGATTGCAGAACCGATGGAAAAATCAGAGGAATCCGATACGGACTCCTCTAACTTCAATCCACCGCCCCACAAATGCTCGTTCGTAAGGTTAAGAGCGGTTCCGTCAGCAAGTACGATATTTAAAAACGCATAATAGATGCGGTTACCATTATTCAGTTCCGCTCTGAATGCATCTGATACGTTTATCATTTGACGTTACCTCTCAATTATGTTGAATGCTATGCTTTCATACCGTTTGTTATTGACCGTCCAGATTTTGACCGGAATGTCCTGATCGCCAGAATAAAACGTCCTAGTAGCATTTGTTCCGTCAAGCGGATCGTAATACGTCACACTGAAATACTCAGCCGAAAACGCACCTAAGATCTCCTGTGCTTCTGCCGGAGTAGGATTCGACCACTGAAGGTCGATTTTCCTTTTTCTGGTGATCCTATTCTTATGCATCAGTGCATCTTCTGTACGTCCGGCATCTGACCGGGATACATCCTCAATGTGAACCGTCATAGAAGATGGTGACTTAATATAAGTACCATTCACTCTAATCATAGATCTGTTTGCACCCAATTAAGCCACCCCCTTAAAATGCAGTCTCAAATTTATAGCCTCTGCCAGACATTTTCTTAGCACCCTTCTGAACAGTTTTAAACATCGTTTCACTGTCAACTTTGAAGGTGTACTCAATGACAGGAGCCTGACCATTGTTACTCTGCGAGGACATTGACATCGCCACATCCATCAGACTGTCGGTGAACGCTTCTTTCAAAGAGTTAACAATCTCTGTATTACTGTCGATATGGGTCTTTCCACCCTTCTTATACATCAATTCAGGATTGTTATTTTCATTCATCCAGAACAGTTCACCAGCATTCGGAATACCACCTTTAGCATACCAGTTAACATATAACTGAGGTACTTCGAACCATTGTCTGTTATCAGCAGGTCCATAGGTAAGTCTTTGCCAATTCCACCCCACATGCGGAAGAGAAAGTCTTCTGGAAGAAATACCACTCTGTAGTCCATTGGTAATACTTGCGCCAAGACCGTACATGCCACTAACATTCATAGCTCTGTAAATGTTGTCGTATGTACCAGAAAAGTGACTGGCAATTGCTCCAGATACTCCAGCAAAGAAAGACGGAAGGTTTGTTCCAACATTCTTTGCGGTATTTGCCAGATTTACACCTAACTCTGTTTCAAGAGTTTTTGCAGATTCCACCGCAGGATTAAAATAACCTGCAATGTTGTTATTAAATTTAGTGATGCCGGCAGCGATACCAGCTTTTGCACCTTCAATAGCAGCACTGACAAGTCTTTTTGTTTCATCCCACTTCGTTGTAACATGTTTCGTTGTCGAATCTGTTTTTGACTCAGCATCGCTCTTAATACCGGCAAAAGACGTTGCTATCGTGCCACTCATGCCGGCAACTTTCGTCACAGTACTGGACTGCATGTTACCAATGATAGTAGAGACATTCGTTTGCATGTCAGAAAACGATCTCTTTACGCTTCCAACAGCACCGCTAACGCTTCCGCTCACCTGCGACACACCTGTTTTAACATATTCTGGGAAATAGTTTTTGAAGAAAGCTAGCAACCGTTCTTCTGGAATATTAAGAGACTCCATAGCATCTTTGATTGCACCAAACCCAACTTCCGGTTTTGCGTCATCTTTTATGCTTGCAATAGCAGCCTTTAACTGGTTTTCTGCATTCTCTGCGTTTTCAGTTCCTTCATAAATTTCCCACAAATGATTGATCATTGTGTCTTTGAATTCACCAAATGTTTTACCTGTTTCAGTGAAATCAAGTTCCTCTTTATACACCTTGGTTTTGGCAGCATACCCTTCTGTTACAGATGAAAGCCATTCCATCTGAGTAGATGTCGCATTGATGTTCCCTATAACATTATTAAGAACTTTTTCAACATCTTCTGCTGGGATACCAGCCTCTTCCAGGCCTTGACGCAAAGTCGAAGAAAACTTTTCCGCAGGAGCATTAGAGTTTTCCAAATCTTCCTTTATCTGGAATAATTTGTCATGAGTATCGCCCAGTTTCGGTCTGAGTTCGTCAATGACATAATCCCACATTTTGCCGTATTCTGTGACAATGCCGTTTCCACCCTTAGCCTCATCCTGAATCTCGCCTATTTTCTTACCGATAAGCACAAGACCGGAAATTGTAGATGCGAAACCAAGTGATGCACCAAGTGCGCCATAGTCAAGAGATGTAAAAACTGGTTTTACGTTTGTGAGAGCATCTTTGATAGCGGTGGTTAATGGAACGAGTAGCGAAGAAATCTTACCCTTCAGCAGAGCAATTCCACCAGTAATCACAGATGTAAGCATCTTCAACCCACCTGCTGCCATCTGCGCAATCACAAGTGTACTGTTCCCAAGGAATCCACTTATGCCACCAGTAAAACCGAGAAGTTTGGCAAATCCTTTAAAAAGTAAAAATCCCTGAATAATTCTACCAGCGAATGTTTCACCGAGTCCTTCCCATAATCCACCAACCATCGTAACCACAGTTCTCAATACAGAACCGAAAATAGATCCCCACGGCAATTCTTCAAGGAACACTCCAATGTCAATACCTATCTGTCTCCAATCTATTCCAATTACCGTTTTTTCTATAACGCTGAGAATGCTCATAATAGCATCGCCAAGCTTTGATGCAGCAGCCCTGGGATCGAAAGACCAAATCATCTTGTTTATTGCGCCTGTCAACTTTTTGGCAAGTGTTTTTGTATCTATGCCAGATATTGTAGTTAAAATAACATCTAATACTTTCCCAATGCCAAGCATCAATGTGGCAGCGGCCTCTGCAAGATCAACCTTTCTGATAAACGCATTGATTGACCACCGTAGTTTGTTTTTCAACTCATCCCAATGGAAATTAGTGATGAATGTTCTCAAAGACTCAAAAAGTCCATTAAACGTGATGGCAAGCGTGTTGGCAGCTTCCACAAGGTCAATTTTGGCAAGCGCACCATTCAAAAGACCAGATATACTGTTTCCGAGACTTTCCCAGATCACAGGAGTAGTCACAACACCACGAATGAAGCTGACCATCGCATTGAATTTGTTAACAAGCAATTGACCAACACCAGTCCAGTTTACAGTGTCAAGTCCGGTCTTTAATGCTTTCCCAATCTTGGAACCAAGATTTCTGAAATCAAACGTGTCATACCATTTGTTAATAGTACTTGTGATACCGTTCAGACCTGTGGCAAATATCTGACCGATTATTGTCCAGTTTACCTTATCTACCAATCCATTAAGAGTCTTGGCTACGTTTCCAACGAACTCTGTAATCTTCGGTGATATGGCTTGTATTTTTTCATAGATCCAGTCAAGTCCCTGGTTGATTCCGCTTGCAATATAACCACCGAGTCCTGCCCAGTCTTTTGCTTTTATGAAATCATGAATCTTTCCGAAGACACCAGTGATCTTGTCTGCAATGGCATTCGCTTTGTCTTCCATCTTTTCGAAAGCTTCGTTCCAGACCTTTTCGTACTCATCGAGCATATCCAGAAGGGAAGCATCGAGAATGCCCTGTTCGCCAGCACCAAGACCAGTACCACCATTACCAGTGCCAGCCTTAGACTTACTGGAAGAATCATCATCATTTCCATTAAGGATGTTCAGTTCATCAAATGCCAGAACAGTTCTTTTCAGTTCTTTCAGTTTCTTGTTGGCATCATCAGAAGCGTTTCCGAGGTTGCCAAGAGACTCTGCACCATCATCACCGAAATCTGTAAATGTCTCACCGATGCCACCAATGCCAGAAGATGCATCGCTGACCTTTACACCAAGCAGACCACCTACCCATTCGAACAGTTTACGAATAGCAATGATCAGTGCATTTACATACGGCAGAACCTTCTGCACAATAGGAAGGAAAACATTACCGATTGCTCTTGCGAGAGAAATTGTATTTTGCCTAATCAGACGCAACTGGTTCGCAGGAGTGTTTAGCGTGTTTGCGAGATCGCCCCACGCTACTCTGGACTGATCGAGAATGGTGATCATTCGCAGTTCGGCTTTTGCAGCTTGGTCCATCTTGGAAATGGATGTGGTGATTCCAAGATTATATGCGGTCTGCTGAAGGGATGCCTGGGTAATGTCAATACCCAACGCACGAACCGCTCTGGACTGTCCGGCAAGACCGGAAGCCATCTTTTCAAATGCAGTTTCAAAATCTATGTTACGAAGGGATGACCAGTCTGTAGCAAGCATCGTCAGTGCCTTAGATGTGGCAAGTGCTGCTTCACCAGACATCCCTATAGAGTCCGCAATCTGACCGTACTGCGCCTGATACTGCATGACCATGTCCGCATCGACACCAAGGTTTTTCATGCCGTTTGAGCGATAGTTACCTTCTGAATCGAATGTATAACCAGACATTTTCTCTGTCAGTTCCAGAGAACGCTTACGGAAGCTGTCGGCATAGGCTTCGGCAGAATCATATCCATATTCTGCAAAATCTTTCTTTGCACCTTCTCCGATCTTGCCGATTGCGACATCAAAGTAATGATATGTTTCAATCATTTCCATGCTACTTGTGAATGCCTTACCAAGACCAGAGAAAAGCCTACGAATCATAAACAGCTTGAAATACAGATTCATGAATGTATTGGCAAGCTGACCTACGCTGAATCTTGCTGTGGTCATGTTCTTCGCAAGGCCGGCAATTCCTTTGGATGTATTTACGATGGCTCTTCTGGAAGAATTCAATGCACTCCCAAGATGCTTTATTCCGCTCGACAGATGGATAGTGCTGCCACCACCGCCACCTCTACCACCAGAACCGCCACTGACCCCTGGGATCTTAACCCCTGTCAGTTTATCCAGATTAGATAAATCTACGTTGGCGAGTGCTTGTAGCTGACCAGTCAGAGATGATACATCGATTCCTGCAAGCTTCGTGTGAAGCTTATCGAGTCTGCGAATGAGTTTATCAATTTCCTTCGATGCTTTTTCTGCACTAGCTTCGATTTGAATTGACAGTTCTGCTATATCAGTCATTTTCCTTCTCACCTCTTTCCTTATCAGCTTTTGCCATGACATCAGGTTTCAGAGAAGCGACACCGTACCTACGTTTATTGTCTTCCATGATGGATGCCCTAAACCGAATGGATGCATCTACGATCTTTTCTTCATCAGAATCTGTTTTATACAAATCTGGTGGAGCATCTGGATACGGACATTTACTGCTACCGGAAAGACATGTTCCAACAGCCATCAGCACATACTGACCAAACAGCCATGCATCTTCTTGTTTGGTTTGTAATGACCGTTTCTGCTGTTCTGCATAGTACGGAAGATTGCGCTCCAGTTTATTCGGATTCATTTTCCAGAAATCATCCATTGGCACTCCGTACTTAACAGCTATCGGTATCCATATTTTCTCAACAACATCGTGTGCGGATTCTATCTTCTGCGCCCTGATTCTGGCTACCTCAACAGCTCTTACTGTTGTTTCTTCTTGTGATCCTGCGGTACTACTCCGGCTTCTTCTGCCTTTGCCCTTTCTGTCAGGGCTTTGATAAAACCCGAATTAGACAATGCCACATTAAATGCTTCAACGATGGAGATAAGATTGCCACCATTGACAATGTGGTTCTGGAGTTCGTCACCGGCTTCTTCGATATCTATGTCTTCAATCCAGGCGATGATTCCTCTCGCCACGGAAAGTGTGCTTTTCTTCTTAAAGTTCTTGCTGAAAATATCCAGGCCGTTATCTGCCAGGTCGATAATGGCATTGTTGTTCAGTTCCGGTACATCGTAGTCTCTTCCGTTGATTGTTACAGTGTTCTTCTTCATAATAAAAAGTCCTTTCTAAGCATTCGCCTTATCAATGCGCCTTATAGTAAAAAAAGCGGATGACAAGTTAATGCCATCCGCTAAAAGTTAGTGTATCTTTTTGTTTGTTGCCTGTGATCAGGTCGTACCGGTGATCTCAGTTGCTGCGCCATCCACCCAGGGAGTGGAACGTGCGATAGCAATGACCATTTCACGCACAGCATTCACATTGGATTCGGAAATCCTTACAGTGTGCTGACCTTTGCAGGAATAGATGCCATCTGCACCAGAATCTCCAAACTCGACCTGATAGAACAGTTCCTTGCCGGCATCCGCTTTAACAGCATCGTAAAGCGTTTTGGTGTAGTTGCAGGTGAATTCCATAGAATCGCCACCCTGTTCGACGCCGTTACAGAAGGTCTGTGCGGTATCTTCAAGGTCGGTCGTTTCCAGCATATCCGGTGCGCCACCGATCTCAGGAACGGTCTTTACCGGAGTTACCTTAGTGACGGCAGAAGCAGTCGTACCCCATTTAAGCACAGTACCAATGGTAGAAATACCCTGTCCCATAACTTATACCTCTTCTTTCATACAAAAAGGACGGTTAATTACCGTCCGTTGTACCAGTTTCTCCTGTCTCCGCAGAGACAAATCTATCGATAACGTCATTTGCACCAATCACCCTGGTGTATCTGGCGATAACACGGTGAATATCTGGGGAAGTGAATGAGGCTTGCAGACTATCTGCACCATTTCTCTTCTCCCTTCGCTTGAAACCCATTCTGTACATTGCGCTGTTTGCCAATTCAAGGATTTTCATGGCATCAGCGTCAGACACCTTAGAGTAAACGTCTATCTGCACCACACAGCTAATGGCATTTTCTCCATCGGAACCGAGGTCGAGATCGTCAGCAATGGCAGGTGCTGAAACAACAGCTACACACACAGCCGGAAATTTCGCCGGCATATTAGTCGCTGTCGAAACAACTTGAGCGTTGGTATATTCCACTAATATTGTGATTTTGACATTTGTAAGGATTCTATTCTGCCAATTAATCATCCGAAAACACCTCTTGCGATGGATATGATTTCCATCTCCATTGATATCAATGCACTAAAGACCGGCATTGATGGCTCAATACCTGTCGATGAATGCCATTCTCCGTCTAAGTCTTGCCAGTGCCATCCACCTGCATCAAAAGCATGAGTCTGTCCTGGAAATGTTCCTTGCCCCATGCCAAGAGTAGTTGCTATATCAGCATTACCCTTACCAGAAGCATCAGAAGCCATGAAACCAGAACCAAACTCCGTCATTAACAATGGACTGACATCAGCAGATTTGACTTTGCCATATGACATCCACTGAACAGTAATCGTGCCGGAAGTAGCCAGAAGAATTGCTGTTGCGCCATACTGCGAAGGATTGACGGCTTTTGTGAAAGTGATGAATGCGCCATATTCACCGCCAGAATTATCCCTGGCGATCTGGATTCCATGTTCCGTCAATTGCTCAACGAATCTGGCACATTTAGTCGCTATTTCATTCTTGTAGGCTTTCAGTTCACTGATGGCACGATTTAAGTCCTTCGTGGATAATGTGCATTTAATCGTCTTCATTTATGGTCATCTGCCTTAATGCGTAATGCACTTGATAGTGGCCTCTTGCGATAGCAACCACACGATACTTTGCCGTCAAAGGATCCGCAGGAGTACCGTCCTCTTTGACTTCTGGCTCCTCATCCCAAAGGATTGTGCGTTCATCAATTCCGAGATCCATATCGGTCGTGGACATGGTTTTTGAGTATTTCAGATTCGCTCCGAAAATCTCTTCTGCAAACGTTCCTCTCGATGGAGACAGGTTTGCTCTCTTCTTCTTGACTTCGCCATACTCGACAGCCGGTTCGCCAGTGTAGTCCCCATTCTCATCAACCGCTTCGCTTGCGTCCGAGAAGTTTGCAAACCACACGTTCTTTGAATCTATCCATGTGTTTAACATTTAAATCACCTCACACAAAGGAGTTACATCATGCAAGATGGTCATGTTCTTCCACATCCGGGTCGTACCAGCATCTGTAAGCATCGATAATCCTTCGGCTCCGATTCGCCCATACATCTCAGGTATGATCTCCATAGCGATGTTGCTTTTACGGACCGTAAAGTACCGAATGACATCTGCATCAATCATCTCCGGTGTATACCAGTCGGGAAAATTGCGCAAATTTTTGTAGTTGTCGATGACGGATTGGACAAGCATCAACAGGAAATCATCAGGAATGTCCTTATCCATCATTGTAAAATATGTTTTGGTCATCTGGAAAATTTCCTGAATCAGTTCGTTCATGTCCAACCTCTTTCTGGTCAATCGTACTTGAAATACTTGTACAAATGACCGCATTTAATTCTTGTGTCCGCATACAATTCATATCCGGCTTTTGACGCTTCCGAGCAGAAGTACAAGTCTTCACTGAGAAACGTGCCGGAATCGTAAGAAACATACTTAAACCACGGATATTTCAGTTTAAGAAAAACTGAGCGATGTACGAAAGCGCAGCCAAAACCTGCACCTTTTATTTGCATCCTATCCACCGTCAGTTCTTTGTATGTAAAGCGCTTGGCGAAGTTTTGCTGACCGGTCTTATATACTTCTGCCATGCCATCCATATTGTTCTTGTGCGGATACAAACCGAAACATATGTCTACCGGGAATTCAAGGAAATTCAAAAGCGTGTCTTTCGGCAGAATGATGTCACTGTCCACCATAAGGACATAATCATAATCGCCATCCAGCATTTTCTTGACGATCATGTTCCTAGCTTTCGCACAGTCATAACCTTTGACGAATTCAAACTGCACATCATGATTCGCTTTATCAAGATCATAGATGGATTTGAATGTCTCTGGAACTATGTTTTCAAAAGTAGGAACTGCTACAAGAATTCTCACGCTTTTGCCCTTCTCCCCGGCTTTTTTCTCTGCTTTACGGCATTTTCTTCCACAGCAGGTTCCACAATCGGTTCTGTCTTAGGCTCGATATCCAGTTTGACAGGTTTGGAAGGGACGATCTTTTTATCGACCGTCCCAGATTTAACCCATCCGGCATGTTCGAATGCCATGACCTGAATTTCCGATGCGACCTGCATTGTGATGCCGTCCTTAGTTAAGACGTACATCCTATACCCCCATCAAAAAGCAGATCAGTTAGTCTCGCCAGTCTCGCCAGTCTCGCCAGTCTCTCCACCAGGAACGAACGTGGTATCACCGATAACAGAGATGCCGTCTGCTTTCTGGTTAAGAACGAATGCGTCGTAACGGATGCGTCCTTCTACCAGTGCGCCATTGATTCCAGGCGGGTCCTGATGGATCTTATAGCTTTCCAGTTTGACCGGAGAAACCATCGTCATTCTGTTGGTGATGACAGCTTCAACACCAGTCGGGAAGTAAGAGGCAGGAGCCTTAACGATGTAGACACCATCGATCTCGCCCACAACACCGGTGATAGCGATCCGCTGAGACATGTCAGACTTTTTAACGAAGTTTTCACTGAGCTTGATGAAGTTCAGGAATTTCGGAGTTACGATTGCGAAACGTCCGCCCTGCGGAACCTTTGCATTGTCCAGATCTTCCTGTCCGGCGAGGAACAGTGCGTAAGCGTTGATTGCAGACACATCTGCTGCATTGTGGACATGAGCCGCCTTCGCACCAGCCACGTATGTTGCGATTCTGTAAGTATCGACTTCCGGGATCACAATTTCATCGATCTGCCTACGAAGAGCCTTGCCGGCCTCCATAGTCATCATGGTGTCGTCATAGGACTTGCGGTCGATGGTGAAGGTGAACGATCTGTCCATCTGAACCTTCATTTCCTGAACAGCATTTTCCAGTTCTGCCGGAGTGCCGTATCTGGAAGCACCAGACAGGGAGTAGTTGTTCATAGATGCGGTCGGGATCGAGAAGACCTTAACACTCTCCACACCGATCCATTCATACTCGTTGTTGACCATTCCAGAGGTAAGCGGTCCAAGTTTGAATCGCTCATCTACCTTTGCGGAATACTTCTCAGCATATTCAGTTGCCATTTTGGTTTTCCTCACTTTCTCTTAAAACGCTGAATCAAACCCAGCCAGAAACGGATCATTAGCGGAATCGCCACCCCCATTACCAGCGTTGATCTCAGGACGATTCTTCAGCCATTCAGCTTCTTTCGCCTTAATCAAAGCATCGGAATGCTGTTTCTGAATCTTCGCCAACGCATCGTAGTCTCCAGTCACTTCAGCTTCCGCAGCAAGCTTCGACAGTTCTTCGTTCATGCCCTGGAGTGCATAACGTGCTTTGGCTTCCGCAGTCCTCTTGAATTTTTCAAGTTCTGCGACATAAGCCTTGTGCTGTTCTTCAGCTTTCTGCTTCTCTTCGTTCTGGATCTCCTCTGCGGACTGTTTCTCACGGAGAGCTTTCTTGTACTTCGCAGCTTCAGAAGATGCATTGTCGAACGAATTTTTGTATTTCGTCTTCTCTGCTCTCTCCTTGGCTAGCTCTGCCATAAGCTCTTCGATCGTGGGAGTCTGGTCTTCCTGTCTCTCTTCGGGTTTCTCAGCTTCTTTTGTTTCTACTGCCTGTTCGGCAGTTTTTTTCATGTCATCACTCATGGTTTTTATTACCTTTCTGCGATTTGAGTCTTCTCTGACTTTTTGCGAAATTTGTAAAGCCCCTTCTCTGGGGCAAATATTTATATAAAAATAGCTACTTGATATTTAAATCAAGTAGCTACTCTTATGCGTTACTTACATATTTCCAAACAAATCCTTTTGATACATATTGATCAGATACTCGTTTGTGTTTCTTTATTCTTCCAGACTCATTTAATCTGCAAGCTCTTGTAATAAGCGAATAATTAATACCTGTTTTTTGACTTGCATCAATAGAATTATCAAATGTGTTTATTACTTCTCCAGAAACACTCATCTGAGCAACTTTTCTTGTATTAGCATGGACTACATTTTTTCTTGTGTATGAACTAGTTAGTTCGTTTGTGGTTTTATCACGAAATCTTTTTGCATATTCTTTTTTTCTCTCTGGATCTTTGTTAAGATAATATATTGAATTATATGATTTCGTACACCATTCTAAATTGTCCACATTATTATTCTTTTTATTTTCGTCTTTGTGGTTAACAAATTCGTATCCGTTTGGGTTATCAATAAATGCCATTGCAACAAGTCTATGAACAAGATACTGTTTATGTATACCATTAAAAGACAATGTAATTACTGAATATCCGCTGGGATGATTGAGAAGAGACAATATCTTTTCTCTTTTCACACCTCTGTTATATAATGACCGTACTCTTCCTTCATTACTTACTTGATACTTACCTTCATACCCTTTAATATCTTTCCAAATTTCCATCTTTCCCATCCTTTTTCAAACAAAAGAACGGGAGTCGGCAGGAGTACACCCTGCCATTCGTAAACTCCAGTTGTTGTGCATTTCGCAGTTATATATCAAAAACTGCATATATCTCACGCAGCCCTTAATATAGCTTTAAATTCATCCTCAGTTAGATACCTTACCGTACATCTGCACGATATTATTTCCTCTGGATAATTGGCTCCGTAAAAGAGATCTTTTGGATATCGCAACAGTGCTTCGCCCACTTGGAAGAACTCATCAATCCTGACGATTGCGCCATCCACAAGGGAATGCGTATGACGCACACGTTCGTCCTTCATTGTGATCCATTGTTTGAATGCGTAACCGTTTCGGACGGCCTCTCTGTACTGTTCGTAGTTGAACACCACGTTTGCTTCATTCTCAGCAATGAATCTCGCCCGGTCATCCGAGAAGAAGTAACCGCCTTTAGTATCCTCTGGAGATACATCCGGCTCAAATACGGTTCCAGTGTTCCGCAGAGTAGCCTCGACAATCTCATCACTAAGTGTTTCGGCATAACTCAGCAGAAAAGAGTCTGGAACAGTGTATTCATTGACGATTCTCAGGAATGCATCTCTCAGTCTGTTTTTGGCAGTCTGGATTTGATTTGTCCAGCCATTCTCGATGATCAGATACAAGAATGACAGGATAACAAACATCTCTTCCTGAAATTCTCTTGCAAAGTCTTTACGGACTTCTTTTTCAGACTCAGGCAGGTCCATCTCATCGAAGTACTTATCGATGTCGATACTTCTGTATCCGTTTGCCTCAACAAGCTTATTGATCTCATCAAATGCAAGCATCAGACTTCACCACCTTGTGAATAGTCCGCTCCGGTAAGCTGTCCATCCAGAATTGGACTGTTAACACCCTGGTCTGTGGTGTCAGACATGATTCTGTCGTTGTCCACATTGCCACTGGCCTTGTTGATGATGGATGCCTGATACTGCTCGATGGTGTCCTTCGAATCTGCCCATGCCTGTGCGATATCGGGAAACAAATCAACGACCTGCATCGCAATTCTGCCATTGATGCCGGACTTGATCATTGTGACCATAGCATTTGTTTTTGTGCCAAGGTCGAACGTCTTCTGCCTTGTGAATTTTGGCTGGATATCAGATCTCTTCAGATCATACAGAACATGTCCTTCCGGCAGATTATGTGATTTCTGGATGGCAAGCAGTTCCAGTTCAACAACATTCATCACAGCACTGCGGATGATGTCTTCCTGTTTTGCAGCAACAGCTTCGGCAGCACTCCATCCGGCAGACATTGACATTGCCGTAGCGGTCGAACCACCACCAGGCTCACTCTGTAACGGCACGAAGCATTTCTGGAGAATTGTGTTCCGTTTGCTGATGATGTTTGTCTCTACACCGTCATAGTTGAACGTACTGGACAATGCCTGAATGGTAGGACGATTGCCGTTCGGAGTGGTTTCCGTCTGCATCCACTGACCGGAGACAGGTTTGATTTTTTTGCCGGTTTCTGGATCCTTCGGGAAGTCCGCATCGTTCATCCACCAGATTTCCTGAGTGTTCTGCGCCACACTGTTAGCGAAATCTGACACCTCGATGTTCAGCGCATCCATGTCTGGAATCTGTCTCTCAAAGACACCCATGCGGTCATATGCTCTGACGAATTCAACGACCGGCAGCTTGCCGAGCGGATTCTTTTCACCACTTCTGGGTAACTCAAACCACTTTTCTGTCTCATCACCATTGACGATTTCGATTTCGTTTTTTATCTCAAACCGTCTGTCCTTAGTGAAACAAGAGAAGTACTTGTCACCACTCTTGGTCTGGCGATATGTAACCGACATCATCGGTGTCTCACGGACATCATTGCGATACACAACGAACGTGTACATCGGATTTAGCGTTGCAAGGTCGAAGACGGAACCGCCATCTTCATAGTCACGCTTGATATCGATCATCTGGTAGCCGATACCGCAGATCTCAATGTATCTGGCAAGCTCCTGGTCCTTTGCAAAACAATGTTCATCCTCATTCATCTGGTTCAGAAGTGTGATAGCATCATCATCTGCATCAGGATCGTTTGCAGATAAGTCCCTGTCACCTCTCTGGACAAGTGTTTTTGGATTGCCAAAAAAATAGCCGAGCCAAAATTCGGTCACTTGGTTGGCCACGTTGTCGCAAACACGGATATCGATATCTTTGCGAATCTCTTTCTTGCGCTTCAAAGGCTGGACACCTTTTTCGTAGTTCAGCAGAAACGCAATCGCTCTCCGGTTCTCTTCGTGGATGACCATTGCATCCTGCAACACCTGAATGACATCGGTCCCGTTATTGATCTCAGACACATCGGTGTAGATCCGATGTCTGCCAAGCAGTTCTATATTGTCTTTTTCGTAAGCACCGCCATAGGTCATCGGTCTTCACCCCCATTTATGGCAAATAAAAAAGCACCTAAATAGGTGCTGTGACGGTTTTTCCAAGCGGAGTCGAACCGCAAGGCGGTACGGTTTTTCGGTAGCTACCCTAGGCTCCGCTTATGACTTTTTAGTCATTTTAATTATATATAAAACCCATACTGCAATTCACTGCAATTTACTGAATTTCTCAAAAAAAATTATTTGTACAGATGACCGTGCTTTTTTTCAAACTTTTCCAGTGCTTCGGAGTGGATATTAAACACCTGTCTCTCCTGTTTGCCAATCACCAGGCTTATCTGGAAAAACGTCATACCGACAACATACCGGCCATACAGAACATCTGTGTAGACATTCTGACCCAAATCCTCTATCTGCCGTCTGAGGATATCCTTGGAGTCTGTATATAGCAGGATCGTTGCTGCCAATGTGTCCTCTTTCTCCAGGATTGTTGCCACAGCATTCGCCAGAGCATCTTTACTCCCGGATGACTGCACTTTTTCCTTGGCAACATTCGCAGAAACCGATGTGGACAATTCACGCAGTTTGTCAATTTCGGTTTTGAGCATCTTGATTCTTCGATTCAACGAATTTGCTTGGTTTAGATATTGCTTGGTAGTCATCTCCCAGTATCTCCTTTTCCAGCATCTGTGCTATGACATCACCATTTGTGCCACTTAGTATTGCAAACCAGTCGGAAGTAAAAAACATTCGTTCCGACCGCAGCGAGTAGTAGCTCTCTTTCCTTCTCGTCAGTCCATGTGTGTTCTTGTACGCAATTAACGATGATCGATAATCATTCGCAGCCATCAGAATAATCGCATTCGCCAGATTTTCATACGGATCACCATTCTCCCTGGACGTTGCGGTTCCGAAGCTATTTGTGTATATCGGCATTTACTCACCTCACGCAGTACGTTGCTTCTCCCTTATCCGTTTCGCTTTTATGTTGCATTCGTGTCCGCAGTACTTCATCCTGAAACTGTTTTTCAAGAAGTGTTTTTGGCAAATCGGGCAATCTGCATACCCAAAATGCTCTTCTTTGTATTCTTTTGTGGTCACATCAACAGACCCTGCCGGAGTATTAATAGCTTTTTCATAATCCCATCCAAGTTTTTTTATTCTATCTCTCAATGTGCATGGATTAATTCCACGCTCTTTTGCTATGCGATTTATAGCTGTTTCATGGTCGAATAACGGCTCAGTAAATGCCTTATCCACCGGCCAACCTTTTGTAATTCTGTTATGTGTAGCGTCATACGGCAGATTAAGTTCATCACACCAGTCTCTTAAACATTTTGTTTGACCATTATACGTTATCAATACATTTGTGCGTTTATTTCTGTTTTGAACCTTTTTTGTAACCCATCTACAGTTTTCGGGACCGTAATTTCCATCGTTATCAACTCTATCAATGGTTAGCTCATCCTCATAACCATTTAACAAAGCCCAGTCAACAAAATTATCAAAATTCTCTAACCATTCTTCACACACAGCGATCCCACGGCCACCATAATCTTTGTATCTGGGTTCGCTTTTGCTATAACAACGTTTTTTAATACCGTGATATATGCCATACAATCTCTTGTATTCCTTTGTAGGATACTTGTGAATGATATAATTTTCTCTCATTTCGATCCACACTAAAACGGACTCTCTATAATCCTCGATACAGATCCTGTTCTGTTCTCGACAAACTCAGCAAACTGCGCCATGCCGTCCGGCACATCGTCAAAAGCGTTCTTTCCAGCTGTTGTATACGTCATCAGGAACGACATTGCTTTGCCATAATCAGATTTGTTTGGATAAAGCGATTTGTCTTTGAACAAACAATGCTTTTTAACCCATTCTGCCCTGACAATAATCTTGGTTTCTTTGTTTTTGGTGGTATAGTGGTCAATTATTCCACAAGTAGATTTTCCGATGATCAAATCCGAAACAGCTTTCGCCACCCTACTACCACCATTATTGGACTCAAAATCGACCATCTGCACCTTATGCTGGATAATTATGTCTGACAGCCGTCTGTACTGCACATCAAAATCCGTACTGTCATCACAAACACAGTCAACCATGTAATAGTCAAACCCATACTGGTAGAACACCGGCAGAAACATATAGTCTTTACCAGAATTCTTTGTATCACAGATAGCCAAAACAGCATCTGGCTCCCTGTCTGGAAGCGTAAGATATCTCCTGACACTATCCTCTGGATATAACAGGCCATCTCTCTCTATAGGCTGACCTTTGTAAAGACATTTGTATGAGATTTCATCCATCGTGTCTTCCATGTCTTGGAAATACTCTTTGGAAAACCCATGACCGTATTTGTAATTAAAATTACTCTCTCCGGTATCTGGGTCCCTGTCAGGCACGACAATGAATTTTGCTTTTGGATCGTTAACATGGTCACGTTTCAGTCTGGATACAACATCGTGTATAGTCCAGATCGTTGCCACATGCAGTTCTTTGCACTTGTCCTTTTTTCTCTGACGCAGGTCAACAGTATATGTCATCCAAAGCTTATCCATCCGAGGTTTAGATATAGCCTCTTCCTGATTTCCGATAAGGTCATCAACCAGCAGATATTTATTGCACCGAACCTTACCTGCGTTCTTGGAGCCGACCGAAGTACATTGCAACGATTTAAACGGTTTGTACTTCCCAAAGTTCAAAGTCTCCATCTTTGCGTTTTCGGATTGCTTCTTCACCTCTGGGAAAATTTCTGCGAATTTATATTCGGCAGTACCGGTGATCGCATTGACCGCATCGTAAAACATTCTTGTAATGTCTCCAGAGTGCGATGCGAACAAACTATAACCAGATGGATCACGACCAATAATCCATGAAGTAAAAAACTCCTCAAGTGTTGTCTTTGCAGTGCCTGGTGGCATGGATATCGTCAGCAGATTATATTTCCCTTCTTCCAGATCTTGCAATGACTGTATAAGACCATGCTTCAGCAGAACATCTCGTCTTGGAAGATAAAACCTCTCTTTAGGTTCCCTTTCTCGCTCCATGTATAGCAAGTAGCTGTCGAAATCATATCTGGACAGCAGATATAACGATTGCCACCAGATTTCCATCAGCCTGGTATCACCATGAACATTCGCAAGACATCTGTCCCGAAGAAGCTTAGACCTTTCGACCAGATAGTCAGGATCCATGTCATCTTCATCCTTGTACGCAAGAAGCATCTGTGCAAGGTAGTTCAGATTCGTGTAGACATTTAAGTCCCTGGACATTATTTGGTTGATGACATTTGTGATCTTCGAATCCATAGCAAAGGTCCTTTTTTGTTTTTCGGGAATTTTTTAAATGGCTGACACATAGCAGTCGTGCCAGCCACAAAGAGAGGGGAAAAATCCGTGCCGTCCAGCAGCTGACGGCAAATCGCAGGAGTGGGATTTGAACCCACGATTTCCAGTGTATGAGACTGGTGAGATGACCGAGCTTCTCCATCCTGCAATGCCGTGACTTTCGAAACCATAACCCAAGCCACATGTCTGGGCAAACAAGGGAAAACCAGACGAGTTTTTCGTAGTGTGCCTGACAACTACTGGGAAACCGCCACGGCACGTTGAAGTGCCTTTAATCAGAGCCATTCGCCCTATGGCGGTAGGAGGCAGCCTATGCCAAGGCTGACAAGTAGTGTTGCTGAAACATCCGCACCCCACAACACGGATGATAAATTACTCAATCGTTCCGACAAGACGATCAATTATGTCTACGGCTAAATCGTGAACATTGGTCCCGACATTGTGTTCCTTCAACACTGACTCAATGCTGGTCAGAAAACCGTTGTAGTAATCACCCTTTTTCAACAGTTCGCTCCGAAGAACAGCATTTGATGACAGCAACGTATGCTCGTCAAAGCTGAAAAACGTCTGGCAAAACAAATCCCCAGAAAGTCCTTTCGCAACAGGCAGCTGCATCGTTACTCTTGGAATCTCATTCACCGCAGCATGAAAGTCTATTTTCTTACACGGAACCTCGACATTGTTTACTTTGATCTTTACTTGTCCAGGTAATCCGCATATATCAACATGATTAAACATCGCTTATGTCCTTTTTGTTTTTTGGAAAAATTTTTGACTTAGGGATATATCATATCAACTCGCTCACCGGATCCGTACACAACATACCCAACAGTACGACCGGAGTATAAAACTCCATTCTTCTCGATAACATCAACATTGTTCCGATAATGCTTTATATCATTGTCTTTGATATATTTCTTGAATTGCGGAGACGCATTTATCTTGTATACATCAGACCAACCAAATCTTCTCTTCACCTCACTGGTCCCAATCTCACCAAGAAAATAACTATCAAGCACTTTCTTTGCTTCTTCATCACTCAGATTCGGTTTACTGCCAACATTCTTCTTGTTCGTGTAATGACTGATGTGTCGACCGCAGTGCGCTGTTTTATGGCATCGGTGACACAAAGGTACTAGATTTGTGATCTCATTAGTACCCCCAAGACTTAGCGGAACCACATGGTGGATCTCCAAGCTCTCTGTATCTCTACAATTAGCACATCTGTAATCGTAGGCAGCAAGCACTGTGTCCTTTATGAGTACATAATCATACTCATATCTCGTATGTCTTGCAGTCATTCTGTTATCAATGTCCTTCTTAGATGTTTAGGCTATATATAATATATATTTATATATAACCATGTATTATTACTATGTGTGATATAACAATGTGTTTTTAAATGTTATCCTAAAGTGCCTTTTTTGCTTTTGGAAATATTTAAGGGAGTAAAAACAAGGCAAGTTAGTTGTGTCTAAACCCCCGGCACGGTCACGCAAAACAAATAAGCACAAATTGGACTATAATGCGGACGTTACGACAGGATATAATCAAGGGGATATCATACATGTACAATGCGCTTGCAAGCTCTGTTTTGCATTTGCTTTCGTTCTCTTGTTTGGTGCAAATCATGCCATTAATAAATCTATTCGCATAATACTAATTATACGAACACATATGAACATTATGTTCTAGCATCTGTACATGATATACAAAAGCAATGCACTATAATATACACTATAAACAACTAAAAAACGAAAGCGCTTTCGGAACGTAAAGGACTATTTTACCTCTTTATAATCGCTATCGACAGGCATATCTTCCAGTAACTTTTGTTGTATTTCATCGGCGGTCATATCGGCTTTTGGTGCATTGTTTGCGTCAATGTCAATGCGCTGGATATCTTCCAGGCCGTCATAGTTTTTTTGCCAAAAAATCAAAGTTGCGGGATTAAGTTTTCCGGTAGATCCTAACATCTCCCGGTATTCTGACATGTTTTTAACAGCTTTTTTTAAAAGTTGGATAACGTCCGCACTTGCTTTATTCTTATACCGTCCATTTATGATATCATGTACTTCATTCTTGTTTAATCCTAGGGCATTATATAAGCCTAGGTTTCCAGGTCGTAAACCTCTTTTAATACATCGATTGAAATAATCATTTATAGCTTTTGTACATTGTTCTTTATCATGTAAATCCGGTATAGGTGCATTAAAAGAGTCAATTATACAAGATATCATGTTAGCATTTTCTTGTATATCAACCTCTGTATTATCATATAAAGGACTATTTAAATAAGCTTTATTATTTCCCTTTGCCATATATACATCACTCTTTTATAATAATTTTTTGACAGAGTATATTTATTATATATATAATATATATAAAGGACCGGGAGAAAAACTGCCGGCCGTTTTCATGCCTATAATGCTATCATGGAATTTTTAAAAGTATCAACTTTTACGGCCGGATCCATCAAAAAAAGTTTTCTGTTTTCCTGGAAACAAAAAAGGACCGGCAAAAGCTGCCGGCCCGGATTGATCGTTTTATTCTGTTTTTATAGTCCTATATTACGGACTTTGATACATTATTGATCGTTTCAGAAAGTGCTAGGTATAAAGCGTTTTATGCCGTTTTAGAGTCCATTTTTACGGACTCAAATAGAATATTGTAGAATTCACCGTTTAATATAACTAACGGCTCACCGCCTCTTTTTTCATATTCTTTGAGAATCCTCAAAAGGTCCTTTTCTTTGATTGTATAGTTATAATTATTATTGTATTGCATGATATAGCCCCCCTTTAATTATTCCCGAAAATGCCGGGAAAATGTTTTTCTACAATAATACTATTACCGGCTACAAAATCTCCAATTATAGCCCCTGAAACGTCATACAAAAAGCCTCTATACATACAATCGCAATCTGAAAAGCTACAACTTGCACTTGCTACATCTTTTAATTCATGATTATACCAAAGATCAAAACGCATTTTTTAATCCCCCTTTTTTTCAAAGTATAGTGTAAACAGGTCTATAGACTTTTGTGCCTTTTTCGGCCCTTAAAAGAACCACATGCAAGCCTTTTATTACTTTATAGGTATATTTTTTAGTTTCATACATACCGCCGTTTTTAGCTGCCTTTTCTATTATCTTTTCGTATTTTCTCATGTTTTTTTGACCTCTTTTCTATTATGAGTGGGGCCGTTTTCAGGCCCCTGGATTGATATTGATTAATGCTTTTTGAATGCGATTATATCGCCCTTCCGGGCTTGCCAACACCCAACACCACGGCAGCCGCACTCAAAACAATTGCCGCCGCACAAAAGCCAATTTTCGGCCGGTTCCGTTTCATATACATTCGTTTCCGGCAGCTTATAAGGATTGACCGGACGCATGTTTTCCCAGCCCGAAAACAGTATATGCAAGTTTTCCGGTAGTGGGCCGCTTTCCCGGATCCATGCGTTTACTATCTCATATCTTTTCGTAAATGCTAGTATTTCACAATGCGGATTTTTAACCGCAACTTTTACCATGTGATCAAAATAATTTCTGTTGATGATATCACCGGAAACATGGAACCGGAAAAACCGAAAACCGGCAACGGCCTTTTCGATATCGTCCCAAAAAAGAGCCGGTTTATATAATGCGAGTGCGGTATTATTTGCATAACTTTTCAGCACTGACGGATAAAGATTTGCAATTTTTGCCGCATAGCATTCTTTTGCGCATGTTCCTTTACATCTGTCTGGGCAAGTGAAAAACGGCAGTGTTGACACGCTAGCGACGGCCCCCATTTTTTTATTACCTGTTGATATAGTAATATGGTTAACGGTTCCGGCCTTGACTGCCTGTTTTGCCTCTTTGAGTGCTGCCGTAAACTTTGCGATAGTTTTTTCATTATAATAATTTTTTGCCATTGCTTTACCTTTCCGGCCGTGGTACAATGACAACGGCCTATAAAATTTTGCATTTTTGGGCTGCCGGTCCTTTGAGTTTTCCAGGCTGAAAAGGGCCGGTTTTTTTTGTTGTTAGTTGCTATTCTGTTTTCAACGTGCGGCAAAAGGTGGATCCGGCTATTATGTTCCATATATGGCGCAAAGCTCATACATAGACCGCCGACCGGCCGTTCCTCTTTTCTTTTGATAAGTCTATTATAGTCTATTTTTCGACTATTTGCAAGTAAAAAATAGTCGTTTTTGCGACTATTTCATCTTTTCTACTTTTTGACTATAATTATAGTCTTTTATTAGATTATATTATGCATTTTTCACAAAACAATTTATAATCAAAAAATAGACTTGTTTTTATCCGTTGTATATGGTACTTTCAAAGGGAAATTTATAACCGTTATTTTCTAAAAAAGAGGTAAAAAAGAATGATAATAAATAGAGTTGATATACTGGAAGAATTAAAGAAAAAAGGTTTTTCTACATATGCCCTGACAAAAGATCCGGGCTATTTTTCGGCGCAAACAATACAGAATATAAGAAAAGGGGCGGTCCCTGGAGTAAAAACGCTTGATATAATCTGTAAACTATTAAATTGTCAGCCCGGACACATTATAAAATATGTACCGGACAAAGAACAGGACAATAAAACAGAGTAAAAGCCGGCTGCCGTCAATTCTGTTGTATATGGTCATACTATGGACTTTTTGCGCCCATTGCTTTACCTGGATAATAAACCGGACTTTTTGCCCGGTTCCGTTTTAGTGCATTTTACCGGTTCCGGTTCCGGTCCTGTTGTCGATCTGTTGACGGTTCCGGCTGTTTTCCGGTTCCGGTTATGCGCTGCCGGTCCTGACTATGTGAGCGGATCCACCGCCGGCCGGGCTGATCCTGACCAGGTCACGGGTATGCTTTAGTGCTGTGAAGTGTGACGGTTTCGGACTTTACCCTGCTGAAGTGTCGGGCTGTGAAATTTCACTGTATGAAAGTCTCCGGTCATAAAAAAAGGACGGATCCAGCGGTTTTGGATTTTCCACCAGATCTGTCCTATATAGAATTTTTGTGAACCCCATATGCGTGTGCGTGAGGATTTTTTCTGCTGTCCAGCTCGGACCTGGCGGATCCCTGGATATTTTTTCGGGAACCCCCTTATGCGCACGACAGTTTCGTCCGGAGTCTCACGAACTCAAACCACCTATAGGAGCGAAGGAACCCAGCCCCCATACGCACGGTCACATGGTAGCGGTCGATCCTGGTCACTCGCACGATCTCGGTCAATTCCTTTGGAGCCTTGCGGTCGTTGGACTCCACACGCAGCCGGACGAGATCCCCTTCACGCACTTTATACTTATTACGCATCTGCTCCTGAATTTTCGGATACGGAGCCTTATATACCATTCCTTTACTCCTGCCTAGAATGACTTCTCGCATCAAGCGCATCCCACCTTTCTTTATCGATCACATTGCCGTCCCCACCGTTCAGGTAATTCGTGATCGCCATCGCATCCAGAAGTTTTTCTTCTGGAAATCTAAAAACAGCTTTAAAAATGTTGTTAATTATATAGCCAATATATATTGCTTCATCATAAAAATGGATTACAAACATCTTCGTCACCTTTGCAAAATAAAAAGCACCTCTCCTTTGTTTTGCGGACCATGTACGCAAGGGTGGGTGGGTTGAATCAAAGTCAAATGCACCTCTCCTTTAATTCTGGAAACATGGTGGAAAGGGTATGACCGGTATCTGAGCCAGACTACCCCTCGTTTTTCGCCACCATGCTCCAAAACAGGGTATGCACACCTCACAGAATGCCTATAGAAAGCGTTTAAAGGCTGTTTAAGGCGCATTACCCCTCGTTTTCGATATTTTCCTCACCTGAGTGGGTAACCGGCTGTGCTTCGGCGAATAACGTGATCATCTGGGCATTGTCTGCCACATTCATGTTCTCAAGTGTTACTGTGTAGTGATAGTCAGTAAGACCTGACGTAAGACACTCCACGATGGTGTCCGTCTGTGTTCCGCAATTAACTCTGATAATTCCTACTCTTTCCAGTTTCATTTGTACCACTCCTTTTCTTTAAGCCAAGTTTACTGGTAACACGATGTATGTATAATCTTCATCGTCCTTAGTAATGTATATCGGTGATTTCGGACTGACAAAACGCATCTCGATTTCGTTATCATCGATGGCATTCAGTGCTTCCAGAATGAACCTGGCATTCATGCCTATCTTGAAATCCTGCCCCTCGTTTTCGATTTCGATGTCTTCCGTTACCTTTCCCAGTGTTGTTGTAACAGACAGTGTAGCGATATCGCCTTTTATATCGCATACCAGCGGTTTCCTGTCTCCTTCTCGGATCAGAACGGAGCATCGATTAACTGTACTCAGCATGTCATCCCTGTCTGCATAGATCTTCGTTGCGAAATCTGCACGTTCAAGCTTTGCATAGTCAAAATACTTACCGCTGATCAGGCGCACCACATATGCGCTTTCTGACGTTTCGAACATCGCATGGTCTTCTGTGAAGGTGACATACACTTTGTCATTCATCCCCCCATTTAAACTTTTAGCGATCTCGGAAATGGACCTGCCCGGTACGATGAATCCAGCCTTGCTAAAATGCCCTTCAATTTTTGTAGCCTTGATTCCAATCCGATGACCGTCCAGTGCAACACATTTTAAGGTATTATTGTCCACCTCGATGTATTCGCCTGTCAGAACCTTATTGGAATCGTTGACGGCAGCGCAGAAAATGGTTTTCATTATGATGTCCTTAAAGACCGGCTGTGCGATTTCGAATAAGATCCCATCATCCACATCTGGGATATCTGGAAACTGGCTTGCATCTTTTCCTGGAATCTGGAATTTAGCTTTACCGCATTTGATTGTAATCTGGTAGACTTCATCCACATTGAAGTGAATTTCGCCGTCTGGAAGCTTGCGAACGATCTCGTTAAACAGCTTTGCATCCACACATACGGCTCCAGATTCTTCTATGTAACCTGTGCATGATGATTCAATGGCAAACTCCATGTCGTTTGATGACAAATTGATTGATATTTCGTGAGTGCTTATCTTGATGCATTCCAGAATGGGCATCGTTGTTTTGGCAGGTACTGCTTTCAGAACCACACCCAGTGCAGAAATCAGTTCACGTTTATCACATGAGAATTTCAAAAGTATCCCCCCCTTTTTATTTTTTGCCAGTGCTACCAATGCCCCCACGGTCATCATTATTCAGTTCATCCACCTCGACAAATTCAATGTCAGGCTGATTTTTCAAGATTCTAAACTGACAGATGCGGTCATTCTTTTTGATGTATGCGCCAAGCACCCCATTCTTGATGTAGTTGCCTTTGACGCAATAAGCGAGATATCTCCAGACATCACCTGTGCCGTTATAGCTGTTATCAATGACTCCGATACTGTTGACCAGAATGATTCCATAATTCTTAAACGTACTGGATCTCGGTGCTACAATTGCTTCATATCCCTTCGGAAGCTCCATGCTGACTCCAAGTGAGAACATTTTGTATTCTCCCTGTGGAATAAACACATCTTCCGCTGCTCTCATATCGATCCAGTCACCGTGTTTTACAAGCTTATCAATGTCGGAATGATACTTAATCTTAATCTTCGCAGTCATCTTCAATCCCCCCTGGAAAAACATTCATGCTTCTTGGTCTGCCAAAAGGTGCTAATGCCATTCCAACTGACAAACCAGTGACCATTATAATTGCCAGAGTCCCAAGAAAATTTACTGGACTCGACAGTGCAAACTGAAAAAATTCAACCATCTTTTTTACCCCACTTCTCTTGATATATCGCCCTGCGATGTGAGTACGCTTCACTTTCTGCATAGCCACATGGTTTCATCTCTGGGCAGAAACCTCTGTAAACGCATTCTGGGACGCATACACTTGCGATCTCAGGTTCGTACTCTGCCAAACAGTCAATTACTTCACCCCATACCTGTCGAGTCTCTAGGCTTGCATGAGTACATAAACGTTTGCGAGATATATTTATAAGAGCCTGTGCGTTTGCACGAATCCTGTGCGTCACAAGCGCACCCTGTGGTAAATTATCTCTGGCAACACCTGTCCGGTCTGTTCGCTGAGTGCTGACAAAATGAAGAATACCCAACCAATGACGTACAATATGCACCGATACCCAATACGGCAGATCATGAATAACAAATGTAAACTCAAGGAGCCGTATCGGAGAATGTTCTGCCAGAAGGATCTTCTTCTTCCATTCAGAAGACGGATACTTTCCTGAGTCCTTCCCCATTGTGTTCATGGCAGCATCTTTGACATCTTGCCAATAATCATGATAGTTTATGATCTCGACTCGTCTTTTGTTGTCCACCTTCATCACTTGACCTTCCCCCTTTCCATCGCTATGTATGCCAGAATGCCACCTATAGCATTTCCGATTATGTTCGCCAGAAGGTAAATGATCATCGGAATACTGAATCGCAGTGCTGTTCCGAAATAAAACATGTTTGCTATGCAGTGTTCAGATCCACACAGGATGAATGCCATCACAGCCAGCACGATGATAAATTCATTCTGGAAACGTTTGTATCCTTCTACCGCAACGAATATCAGAATGTTACATATAATTCCTAGTGGAACCAATTTCCACCCCTCGTTTAATTTTGCAGATGTCATCTTGAAAGCTTTGTCTGCGAGATCCGGTCTGATGAAATGGAAGATGATGCCCATCACATATGCGCTGATAAAGTTGAAAAGCAGAATCGTTCCGACCGTCTGGAAGTAATTTACTGTGTTTAGATACGGCACTTTGCCAGTGAACAGCGCAAGTTTGAACATGCAGATAGTGACAAGACCAATACTGAAAATGAATGCTCCGGCCACTTTATTGTCAGATGCCAGATATCCCATTCCACCGATGCTTATCATGATGCCGGCCATCACTGAGTTAATCACCGTCTTCCGATTCATTCTTTTTCTCCTTAATCAGATACTGGATTGCGACCGTATAGTCTTTTGCTCGGACACCTTCTGCCTTGAAAGCCATGACACCGACATTTGCTTGACTGATGCTTACTTCCACCTCTTTGGATAGCAGTTCTGTCATCTCCTGATTGAATTCACTTACTTTATCTTCATCAATGTTAAAATTGTTGCCATCAATGGTTCCGTACTTTTTGATAATACGGATCCTTTGTTTTTCAAAGAAGTCCACTTCATCTGCAATGTTCCTCATCGTGATTGCGATCGCATAAGCTGCATCGATGTTGGAAACCTCACCCATGTGCCGTAACGAATCATACAAACTGTACAACTCGTTGTAATTCATTCGTTTTTTCATCATTCATCCCCCGAAAACTTCACTTGAAGTCCTGTTTTTTCGTACAGTTCAGCGACAAGATCATCTGCTGTTATATATCCTTCCAGAATCTGACCAAAAAGGTTATCTATGTCATGAAGCCGATCAACGATTTCATCCTCATTTGCGCCATATGAATCATGCAGTACAAGCGCAAAACATGTCTGCATCAACTCGACATCAAACCTGGCTATCTTGTCAGCGATCATACGCTCATGCTTCTTTAGGTCTGCCGGTGATATCGAAATGTTTCCCTTCTTTGTGAAGATCCTGTCTTGACGTTCCTGCCGTCTGCGCTCTGCCCTTCCCATATCAACAGCACCCCTGTTCTTTGACATGCTGTTCTTCTGAAAGTGATTTGACATATTCTTTTTCGTCTGGCATCCATACACCATCATGATTGCGCCATACGATCTGATTATCAGACCCACACCAGTATCTCTGGATGTTTCGCTGCTCCTCGATGTATGGACCGTCCACTAGAACGTCTATAAGGCTCATAATCGGCTCTTTTTCGATTTCGTGGAAAAGATATCCAGTGTACATCCAAATCGTCTTAGAAGAGCCGTAACGCTGTCTGAAGTCTATGCACAAATCAGTGACATCCTTTCTGTTGAATGGATGCATAGGATCTCCACCAGAAAGCGTGAGTCCATCACAGTAATCCTTGTCAACGTAGGAGAACAATTCTTCTTCCGCTTTGATGTCAAAAGCAATGCCACCGTTTATGTCCCATGTGACAGGATTTTGGCATCCCTTGCAATGATGGTTACATCCAGCAAGCCAAAGGACAACTCTGATTCCAGAACCATTAAGCATCGATTCTTTTTCGATATTGTGATATCGCATTCTCAAATTCATCCTTTCTCACAAATCTCATTCCTTTTACAAACTCTCTTTCTCCTCTTATCACTTTGCTTACATTTGCTTGTGTATAACCGTCTTTCCATGCTTCTTCCTGAGATGGATATTCTTTTATATAATTCCATGCGGAATCAAACATTAGTATCGGTTTTGCTCTTTTTCCTTTATTAGCAATTGAGATCCTTTTTCCTCTCGTCCCATATTGACAGTTATACAAATTCGTACACCACTCCAAATTATCAACAGAATTATTGTTTTTATCCTCATCCTTGTGATTTACTTGTGGAAAACAATATGGATTAGGTATAAACTGCATGGCAACAACTCTGTGAACGACTATTTGATGATGTTCACCATCGTCTGCTCTGAGTCTAATTACCTTGTAGCCTTTTTGGTTTTTCCAACAGCTCATAAACTTATTACTAATTTTGGAATATATTTCTCCATTTGAGCATACAAGATAATTGCTAAATCCAGGTATTTCCTTGAATTGCAAATCCTCTTCGTGAGTAATATCATGGTATCTCATTGTTTTGTCTCCCACTCTGTTGGACAACACTTCCAGTTGTTATTGCAATCCGTAATAAAGATACATGTTCGGCAACTATTGTGCCTTGCCGTGTACTCTATGATTTTCTTCTTGGATCTTCTGGCCTCATCTGGAGAAATCTCCATATCCTTTATATCCTCATCACGGTCACGATCCGAAGCTGCGATTACAAGTGCCATTGACAGTACACCAAAAAGGCCACCGGCAAGTAACACAGCGATATACGAAGACACCACTCCAATCATTTCTCTTCATCTCCTTCCTGCACAACAAGTTCCCATTTTTCACATTTATCGTCTGGCTCTATAAAAACTCCATATTTGTCACATAATCCGCAGTCATTCCACACGCAAGTATCGCAACTTATCATCACTTTCTTTTTCATCGTCTGTCTCCAGCCTGGAATCATAACCGCAAGTACAGTCTCACAGAGTGCGCTTATCCGTCAGCATGTACGGACGGAGTGGTTTTCCACAGACAGGACATTTAGGAGTCATCTGCTTCACCTTCTTCCTGTCTTCTTAACCAATCACGGAGAAGATAGAAACATTCTCGCTGCGTATCGAAATCGACTTGTTTGATGTCTCTATCCTTGAGCCATGCTACGTCCCTTTTTATCGCCAAATTCTGTCTGTGAAGATTGATGGAATTCTGAATCAAACGGATTATTTGCGTCAGCACCAGTGCCGTTGTAATAACGCATAAGTATGTTATCATTCTTGTTCACCCCATCTTTCTAGTTCATCAATTAGTCCAGTGACAAAATCATATAGTTTTTTATCTCCATGTCCGTTTGCTCCCCAGTTCGTGGAATATGTAAGCTGAAGATCTGCAAGATACATCATTAAGCGTTTCCATTTTTCTATATTCTGTTTCGGCCTTTCTTTTCTGAACATTTTCACACAATCATAGAATCCCTGATTATATAACGCTTTACTATGAAGTTTCATCCACTCTTCATCTCGAATATGCTGTTCGATTGGAGAGGATATTTCTTCGAATACAATCTTGTCTTCTGTTCCGTACAGATGAAAATATTTGTCAATCTCTGCCATCGGTTCTCCTTTCACCATGCGACATATAGCAATGTTTTGGGAAACGTATTCCAACCACCCCAACCATTAGGATCTTCTATATCGTCAATGCACTTCTTCAGCGATTCCAACGCTTTTAACGCACTCACAGTAGTCCCCCAACCATTCGGTGAATTATACTTTTCGTACTCTTCCTCATGCTCTCTCAGGTTGATAATCCCTCTGACGATATTCTGATAGACGTCTGAAACTCTGTAATATTCGCCCTGTTCAAAATCCCAGCCCATACATTTTCTCAGCATTTCTCCTATGTTATAAGTCGGACTGGAAAGTTCTGGTTCTGCAATTACAGCATATTCATTTCCTTTTTCTGCACCATCAACCTTGACGGCTATTCTTATGTCATAACTCATCGGTTCTCCTCTCCGCTTTGTTGCAAAAGCCATCCTGAGTAACTATTGGTTTAAATTTTTTGTAATAATAGCATCGCCAGTGTGCCGGGAAAGCCATATCACATGGATAGTACTTGTTAGGTCTTGCTGGGTTATAACCACCATATTTGCAATCCTTACACCTGATGATCTCTGGCTGTGCGGATGGCTGATTCCTCACCGCTTTCTCGCACAGATACATACCGTTCATAATAATGCTTGCTCTATGTGTATCATCCATCATCTGCACGCCCTGTCGTATCTTTTCGATATGTTTCAATATTGCCTGTCTGCTTCTCATGTCACTCATCCCATTTCACCTTCCTTCCACAATCAGAGCAAAAGGTTACAGAACCTTTCTTGCCAAGGTGGTTTCCGCATTCGCACCAATAGTCAGATAGATATTTGTAATTCCTGTGCGGTGTTACTTCTTCTGATTGTGCGTGTGGCAGTGATGCAAGCAACCTTACAATAGCTCTTTTTGTTCTGTGTATATCGCCGTCTTTTACTGAGTCCATTGCATTAATAATCAAGCTGTCATTCATTGCCGCATCAATCGCCGCCTGTCTTTCAATCGGATCAATCATTTACAAATCTCCTTCCGCATCCACTGCAAAATGTGTCTTTTTCATCCACTGGCTCATTACATGTATCACACTGATACCACATCGTCATACCGTCTCTCGATTTTCCAACGATTCTTTTTGCAGTTTCTGGCTGTATCTCTGCTTGTGCATATTTGTGCAGGAGTGCATTATCCACGATGGACAAGCATCGTTTGTGGCAGTATTCTTCAATCTGCTCCAAAGTTGGTTCTGGCTGTGCGGATGGTAAGTCTTCAATCGCATCAATCGCCTCAAGCACCCCGCCTGTCCATCCATTATCAAGGTTATGTTTTTGGACATACGCCCTTAAAGTTTTTTCATCCCCACAATTCGTGCAATTAGCAATCGCATCAATCGCCGCCTGTCTGCTTATCATGTCTCCGACATTAGTGTCGGGAACATCCTGCTTCTCAAGTGCGGAGATTGCCATCCGCAACGCTTCTATCTGTTCGCCTATAGTTCCCTGTTCATAGTTCAAATCGCACTTATAGCAGTTACGGAAATTACAATCGAAGTCTGTTCCGCTGACTTCACGCTTCATGCACTCAACTTTTGCTGTTAACATCTTTGCGGCTTCTTCATTCGTCATCCTTCGCCCTCCGTCCGATCAATGGCCTGACCGCAAAATTCGCATCTAATGCTGACTGACGCCATCCATGTGTTCTGAACACTTTTTGCTCTATATCCGACATACCTTCCGCAAGTCGGGCAGTCCAATCTATGCAAGTCGCTATTTTCAGGGTCTACGTTATCCACGGGTTTCATCGGTATCTGCTTCTGCATCGCTTTCATCGCAATTTCCACCGCCCACGGGTCAACGTCCACGGCTGTCTGGATGTGCCGGATTGCACACTGAATGCGTTCAATTTCTTGTGGTATCATCCTTCGCCCTCCTGTTCCACGCTTCGATTGCCATCCGTGGCTCTTCATATATCCCTATCTTACAGCCACATACATTATCTATACATTTAACTGTGTAAAAAAAGCCAGTTTCTCTTGCTTTGCCAAATACATCTGTATACGTAAAACTTGTATGCGCAAAATTCAATTCCGCTTGACCACCGCAAAACGGACATGGTTTCAATTCACTCATTCTTCCACCCTTTCCGCTTTTATCTGGTCGATGGTAACCGGTGTTCCGTCCGCATTCAGTGCAACAGTTATCCCTGCTCGTCTAAAACCATTGAATTGCAAATATACAACCCCAGTATTATTGTCTATTACATAAAAATAATCATATGAATCTGTGTCTTTAGCGATAATCGAAATATCAGGCGCGATATATTCGCTTGAATATCCGGGTGTTGAACTTGACTGTCCTTCTTTGCATCCTGCCAGCATGAACAGCATAGCAGTTAAGCATATAATTGCTATCGTTTTTCTCATTCTTCCACTCCTTTTTAAGTTGCAATAAGTTGCAATAAAGTTGCATAACAATTGCTTATCCACCCATATTCGGAAACGGACAATCCCACTCCCAGTCCTCATATTTCTTAATATTCTCGACAGGTTTTCTTCCGCGAATGATAATAATCTCCTGCGTATATTCCATTCCGCACTCAATCCCGAAAAGCTTGATATCCACATTGTACTCGTCAGAAATAGCCTTCCAGTTCGCAAGATCCTCTGTTTCTCTTCCTGTATCAAAGCCCCATGCCTGTTTGACATCCACACAGACAACGCCTTCGTCTGCTTCCATGTATACGCAGCCATCTGTGATAAAAGCTCTTCTGGTCCCTTTGATGTGCGGCTCGTCTTTAAAACGAAAATCAAGATATTCTTCGCCACTATGATCGAACACCTGTTCTTCAATCTTATTGGATTCTCCAGCCCACGAACTCGGATCAAGACCATCCTTGAAAAACCTGTATATATCTTCACGCTTTCCACGAAGCTTCATTGTTCCTTTAATCCAATTTGGCATCACATTCACCTCTCATCTTTCCACCTCTCTCAAAATTCCGGCTGTTACCTCAGTAGGTAAAGATTTGCACTTTACATAGTTTTCGACTTGGTCGTCATAAGCTGTCACCTACTCTAAACCTCGCATTCTATTAGCTCAGCGTCTACCTATTCCGCCACCACGCAGGTCATTTAACTGGCTCTTAGTCAGCACCGGAAGAAATCACATAATTACAACAGCTTCTTTGTTGAAATTTGTTTCTGGATAGTATTTTATCTCCGACACATTCACCATATCCTGTCCAATACGTATATAGATATCTGGGTTCCATAATCCTTCTGACATTTCAACCTGTTCGAGTTTTTCATAGAACGTTGCAATATCCATCCTCATCACCTCAAATCACTAATAGATAATGCCTTACGGCATTCCCAACAATAGATCAATGGATCGTCCCCGTGCGTCTCATACATGAATTTTCTTATTGGATTTTTTGACGCTTCCCCGTTTGATTTCATTTTATAAACGATTCCGTAATCTCCAAAATATTCCATCACTATCTGGCCGCCGCAATACGGGCATTTCACGGCTGTTTCCTCTTGCAATTCCGGCCAACACAGTCGGCAACAGACAATCCCTTGCGTGCACTCAAGTTCTGCTCACTGGACATTTAACTGACAAGGAAGTCAGCACCGTGTAATTTAATACCATCCACCTGTCTTGGATTTCTTACCAGTTGCCTTTTTGAATACACCTGTTTCAACACATTTCGTGCCTACGCATGGTCTTGGCTTCTTCTCAATGACTATGTAGTAGCAACAGTTATCTGCCCAGTAATCACATTTTGAACAGACATTTTCGTGTAGTTTTCTGCGCCGTTCGTTCGTGATCTTTTTGAATTCTGCGACACGTTCTGCCATCTTTGCTCTGGCCACTAAATACTCACTCATCTTCCACCTCTACTACCTTGAACCGCTTGATATAGCTTTTGTGGCTATAATTTGGATTCTTGCTTTTTGAAAAACACACCTTTGCGCTTTCATAACTGATGCCCATTTTGTCAGCGATTTCTTTGACGCTGGCTCCCACTATCTCAGGCAGTTCACATTCGTCTGGTGACACTATAAGATACAATTTCAAATCGCATCACTTCCCCTTATTTCGCTGAATGGAACCTTTTCATACTTCTTAACTAACGGAAGGTGATTCCACGCTTTGATTCCTGCAAAATGCTTTATCTTGCAAGCGTTTGGTCTGACAACCCAATCATTATCGTTATAATCACTTGGCAACATAAGGATCCGTCCCTGACATAGATAGTTCATTACATCCTGGTCTACCCACCGGTAATAACTCCTGTTCAGAACATAAACCATCTCATAGGCTTTACCTTCATTCCGAAGCTTATCCAGGTTGAACATCGTAACTCCGGCATTACAATAGACCAGTCCGTTTCTTGTCCTGTGTGTCTCAGGAACAGCTGCGAAGTAATACTCATTCAAGTCCAGACCCCATAGATCTGAGATGTCTTTGTCAATTATCGTGTCCACATCCAACGACAAGATCCTGTCCAGATTAGGAAACACAAATGCCAGCGCAGCTCTCATCAGTGCCATGTACGAATAAGGTGTCTTCATGTTCGGACCATTTTTATGAAAATATTTCTGGTTCTTCACATTGATTGTTTTGATACATTCTGGCAGTTCAAACGGAAACTCATCATCCTCTACAAGCAGATAAATGACATCTACGTTAGAATTGATTAGCAGTGACTTTGATGCCGTCACCATGTCTGGATACAGATTTCGTGTCCCTGTGTATACCGCTGCTTTCATTTTTTATTTCTCCGTTTCCTCTGGAAAATGCTCTTTTGTTACTGCTATAGGAAACTCTTCAATTTCGGATGCCCATATAGCTGTTCCTTTTCCGTTGCACATCTCCCAACAATACGGGAAACCGCCTATACCATCGAACAATGATCCCAAAGTTGCCGGTCTTTCGTATTGCGCTGCGATTCTCCTGAGAAGGTAAAACCAGAACGGAATTGCAATGCTGTTTCCCAAAGCCTTATACCGTGCGCTATCTGAAACCTTCTTACGTTTACCATCAGTGCCGATGTAATAACGCTCAATCTCTACCACATTGCCGTCATCATCATATTTAGGCTGTGGCTCACCTATTAAAGTCCATCCATCAGGAAATCCCTGAAGACGTTCGCATTCCAGGGGAGTAAGTCTTCTCACAACTGTTTTACCGATAATCGGTTTTTCTTTTTCCTGTGCCATAAGCGTTGTTGATACACCATTCTCTGTGATTCCATAATGGTCCTTCTGACTACTAATCACAGTAGGTTCATTGCTATAGTCCAAGTTGTTTTCCCCCCCCGTATTACTATTTGAGGATCTTTGTAATCCCTTGCTTTTAACACTTGTGCCGACTCTTCCACTGCTGTTAAGTGAAAAGCTTCTAGTGTTATTGATTTCATCTCTCTTCTCCGTAACAAACATATCGTTATAAGCATCCTGTCCGCAGTAACTCCCCGGATGGCTGTTCGCCATCAGAGGGCCTGTTGTTTTCTGATAACTCATAAACTTTCCCTTTACAGATAGAACACAAGCATCCGTGTTCTTCATCGTATTTTTCGAGAATCTCAATGATATTGCTGAAGCACCAGGACGATTCGTTCAAATGAAAATTGATCTGTTCGTCATCCCACTCTTCCGGGAACTCCATCGGAAGGTTGATTTCTATCCTGACTGTTCGTTTCTGCCTCTGATAGGACAACAATCATCACTCCTTTGTAATCTCTGCTGTTCATTGTGAATGCAGTACCCCCTATACATATTTTCGGTGTAGGATGGTCTGCTATAAATCCAATCAATTCCATATCTCTATTATCAATTTGTCTTGCTCGACATACTGTCTGTTTGGTCCCTTGTAGTCATCGTATTGCAATGCTCCGACCGTTCGCTGGTATAAGAGATGATCAATACTTCTGACCCCCCCCATATGAACCGCCCTTATTTCTAAGGGTTACAGACACATCGTCTTCATGCCATTCAAAGAACCGTTTTTCGGTTAGTGTTATCTTCTTCGCCATGTATTTCAATCACCAACGGAACATTACCTCCCCAAGTTCCCATCCGCTGACTAAGGGTTTGGCATATGTCATCTTCAATAATCCGCACTCTTGAATCATTCGGATGATGTTCTAGCGGTATGAATCTCAACTATCGCCACCCCCCCCTGATTACAGGCCGGATTTACGGTCATCACATCAAGTGTCCTCACTCTGTCTATTTCATGGGCATATGGAGTTTTGGATCGCAACGCACCTTCGCTGTTATAGCTGTGAATGCTATATGCCACGCAATGTACTTCTGTAGAATTCAATGTGTACATCGCCCCCCCCCAATCTATATCCGTCACCTTTGTGTGATGGCCTTACTCCGTTTCCTTCCAGACAAACAATGTCTGATCCTGCAATGTGCTTAGTGTTGCTGATTTGTTCCATTGAACCAATGCACCTTTTCCACCGCCGTTACACCCCCCCCGAATTTTAAGTGTTGCTATGCACTCCCTTCATCTGATTCTCCAAGGCTTCTTTCAGAATCTCTGGAAGTTGTTTCCCTCGTTTGGCAGCTCTGTTCAGGATTCCAGCACAAGCCTTTGCGCTCAAATAGAATCTCTGGTGCGCTGAGTCCTCCAAAATCTGCGACAAGTGCGATTCGTTTTCTTCTTTGGGGGACTCCCCAAAACTGTGCATCGTGTACTCTCCAAGCAATGCTCCATTTTCCCAACTCATCGTAGATACATCCTGATTTGCTCCACCCCCCCCTGTCAGGCAAAGGCAGATTTGGGATTGTTTTTTCTGACACTTTGATGATTTCTTCGATAACTGTCTTGAAATCTTTTCCTTTGTTACTGCTGAATGCTCCTGGAACATTTTCCCAGACCATGTATCGAGGTCGAACAAGGAAACCTGTCCTTCCACTTGCCCTATCACGTTCTCTCATCTCCTTTACGATTCTTATCTGTTCCATGAATAATCCAGAACGTTCACCTGACAACCCTTCTCTTTTTCCGGCGACTGACAAGTCTTGGCATGGCGAACCGCCTGTTATAACATCAACTATCGGAAGTTCATATCCAGATAGTTTCGTAATATCTCCATAGTGTTTCATTTGTTATCCTCGTCCTTCACAGTCGTCTCCGTCTGCTTCATCAGTTCTCTTCTGAGATTTCTAAGCTCTAGTGAAACCTCTTTCACTGCTTTTATTAGTTCTCTAATATGGTAGTCAGTCAAACAAACTCACCTACCCCATCTCTATGCTTGATAAGAAATACCTTATCATCTACACCTGAGTTTTTTGGAAACACGACAACTTCAATATTTGGGAATTCCTGTCTCAGAATAGGTGCGCTTTCCTGTGAACAGCACACTGTGAATCTGCCGATATGGTCATATACTTTGCTGATCTGATTGATAGTGTTCTGGATCATTTCAACAGTTATCAAACAAGCTCACCTGCCTTAAATTTCGTGCTGATATGTAAACATCCTTTATTTTTCACTTTCTCCTATGCGTCTTTCGGAACGCTTATTCCGATGAACTCATCGAGGACAAGTTGCCCTTCAATTTGTTCATCTTCTTTCGGTTTACGATTCAAAAATCTGACTTGCTTCACTATCGGATAATTTGTCAGGAGCGGAACATCAATCATTCCACAAGCCGTCCACTTCAATCTCCAGTCTGTGGCTTCTGATGATGACTCGCCGTACACAGCGCATTTGTACCATTTCCTGTTCGCCGTATATGAGCAAAGGTGCTGACAGTCCTTGCATTTCCTGTCTGGAATCTCACCGAAAAGACTATGCATTAGGTTAATTTTTCGAAGCATTATTTCAAATACCTATCCGTTTCTGGTGTGCTATACTTCTCGATATAATACTCTTCGTTCGGAAAATACATTGGGAATCCACCGTATTTTCTGATCCAGAGATATATAAACCAATATCCCAAACCACCTTTAGGAACCCATAATCCACGTTCGTCAAACTCACCACCTCTAAGCTGCCAGTCAGCAAGATTTGGATTACTAAAGTCTATGGTTTTTTGAATTCTACAGTTACATTCTTTTTCGTGATGTGCGCCAAACCCACATGCAAAACATCCTGTTCTTTCACATCCTGTTGTTTTAAGTAATGGCCGTTCCATGTCAAATATTCCGAAATCTTCCAAGTCCATCTGACCGTCTATTTCGTTTTCTTTTACGATTCGACCGTAAACAGATGCTATCTCGATATCTCTTCGGTACAAATACAGAAGCACATCCTGTTCAGTCCAGAACGACATTGGATTGCTCATCGGCTTCTTTGCTTCGAATGCGTTACATCCCTGTCGAAGCCATATCTGAGTCCTGAGTCTGCTTTCGCTTGCCATCTGTGCTGTTATCGGCACTCTACCTGTTTGCTTGGCATACCGGCTTGCAGGAGACTTCTTCATAACGTTGCAACACATATGACTTATTTCAAACGGAGCATCTAGCATAAACTGATAACGTTCTTGTGAGAACATCGATTTATCTTTTTTGCTAGGGATATTCTCCATCGTTGCCATTCCCCTGGTCTGGAGAATGTTCATCATTCGTTGTACCCTGAAATTGTTTATAGTGGTTCCATAATCTTGCATCAATAGCGTTCTGAGCAGTAAGGATTCCATTGAGTAGCCCAAATCTTCTGACTTGTCCACCCCCCCGACTCCTATTTTCTGACAATTCTGAATTGCTTGCCATATCTGCCGGTTCCGGTGAGTTTTTCCATCTCGAATAAATACCGATTCCTCTGAGTTTTCTGTACTTGTTGTCGTACCCCCCCAGTTAGCTTTCGCATACTTTCCGCATCCGCATAATCTTTCCAATCGGTATGAGTATGGCAGGTCGGTCGGTCGGTCGGTCGGTC